ATAGTTGTTCACATCTCCTGTTATAGCAGATGTTGTCAATGACGGAGCAACATCCGGAGAAATTATTCCGCTAATAAATAGCGGCCCTTGAAAAAAAGCATAATCAATGAGCATAATTAAACATTTTTATTGTCCGCAACCGGAGATGTCTTTTCTCGTTTTTCAGGAATCTCGCGTTTTTCGGAGGATTTAGGGGCGCCTTCCTCAATGGAAATAAGCCCCATTTCCTTCCTTATTCGGTTTTCCTGAATGATCTTATCTACTTCCAGTTGACTACCTCGTATAATTATAACCTTATCCATTAGGCAGCAACTTTAATGGCAGTTATCACATCGGCAATATTACCGTATGTAAATGCAGCCGGGTTGTAAACAGGCATCTGAACCTCTTCCTGTGCAATGAGGACAACAGTATTGCGGAGCTTTGTTTCCACATCTTCTGCAAACTCAACGCTAAGATTGCTCCAGTCGACCAGAGAAGCTCCGTTTGTCATATCTCCTGCAAAATACTTGCCCGGGTTGATCTTCGTTGTTTCAATAATAGGTCTTCCGGAAATATACTTGACACCGTTAACGGTAGTAACAAGGCCGAGAGACCGTCCGGATGTATCTTTTGCCGTTTCTGCATCGAATACGGTAGACGGGTTAAGCGCAATGAACGAAGGCGTGTATTCCGCATAGGTCATGATTGCGAAGATAGCATTGATTGCATCGCCGATATTAGGAGATACAACAGAATTGAACAGGTTGTTCTTAACTGTGAATGTGACAGCGGATGTCGCATCAGCTACGGCAGCGTATGCATAGTCAACAACAATCTTTCTGTCATTCATCTTATGAACAACATAAGTAGAGTTGAAACCTTCAACGGAAGAACCTGCAAACGTAATCTTTTGACCGTCCATGATTTCAGGCTGTGCTTCTGTAAACTCAACAATGGACTGTTTGCCGCCATTGTAAGTGCTTACCGACTTAACAGAACCCTTAGCGCCGGTTACCACGTCTTTGCTTATTATATTTTCTGCCGGAAGAATATCTTCGTAGTTTGCAATACCTTTCAGGTTATCGCCTTGTCCGTCACCGAACATGATTTGGAAATCCTCAGCCATTCTAACCCAAGAGGTAAGACGGTTCATAAGCCATGAGCGTACATAGATACGAGACTTAAGCAATCGCTTGCTCAACGGAACATAAGTACCAATGCGGCACACGCCAACGGTCTGCTCCTTGATCTTGAATGAAGATTCAGGAAGTCTTCCGTTCTCTGAAACAGCAGCAGCGTTTCTGTCAAGATCGTAGATCTGCGTAAATGTGATTGTAGGATATGCAGGGTCTCCCTGGTCTACGGTCATGATGTCGCGAATGTGCGCTCCTTCATTGATCTTAGTTACAACAAGGCTGCTTTGACGAGTGATTAGCTTGTCTCCGGCATAGTTATTAGTCATGCTGACCGGGTCTGTCACATCTTTCAAATCAATGTCAAAGCGGCCTGAACTCTTTGTTTTCCCGTCCAAGAAGTCTTTAAACTTCTCTGAATCCAAGAACTCATCAATCTTTTTGCCAAGATTGTTAGAGTTTCCGTTTACGTTAAAGCCCTTTGCCTTCAACACTTCCAGCTGTTTTGACAACTCTTTGATTTCTTCTTTGAACTCGCCCAGTTCCTTAACAGCAAGACCAACCTTGCCATCTTCGTTTAGGGCCTTAAGCTGCTCATCTACGCTTTTCATTTTCTCGTTGAATGAACTTTCAGAGATAAGCCCCTTGAGAAGCTCCTCCACCGTATCATTCACCTTTTTTTGAATTGTACCAAGAGTTTGCTTTTCCTCCAATGTCAATTCGTTTTCTTTTTTTGCAAATTCAATCAAATTCATTTCTTCTAATTATTATATTAAACCTTTAATAGCGAGTCCCTCCAATGAAAAAGTGCTTTTGCGGCTTTCTTCTTGGTGAGTGCCCTCCGGCGGCTCTGTATTCTTGTTTATGAAACTCTTATAAATCCTTGCATAGCATTTAGGACACCTTACATAAGCGGCAAGTTCTTCGATGCTTTTCTTTGACGATACGATATTAAGAACCTGTTCCTGTATCTCCGGTTTAAGCTTTGCCATTTCCGCAGACACTACATCCTCTGCTATCCAACGTGTATAATTCCCTACACTGTCCAATACTTGGTTTTCGAATGTCTCTTCCGGCACACTATTGTAATCAAAGGAAAGCCCGCAATGAGGACACGTCACAATATCCTGCCCGGATAATGCCTTTTCTACCAAACTTAAATTCATGTCTAATTCTTTTAATTTATCATCGGAATAACGCATCGTAAGAGCTTTTTTAAGGAAACCTATATGCTCCTGAATTGTCTGCTTGTCTGCGTTCTTAATATCAATAAGAAAGGTTTGCGGATTGGCTCCCCATGATGATAAGGTTGAATATTCCCACAAAGACCACTCTTTTACAATTCTTCTATCTTTATCGTCTCTCTTTATAGCCTTTACCCCGATAGAGTGTTCAAGGGTCTTTCCGTATTCTGCGTAAAGTTTGTAGTCCTCCAGCACATCTCGTCCTATCTGTTTTTTTAAATTGATAGCACCTGTCATAACAAGGTTTCCGTCAATCTCTTTACCCTCTATCGGACATCCGAGCAGAATGCCTCTGTCATGATTATACAGCCATTTAACCCTGCTGAAGTTTTCTTTCAACGTCTTATTGAAAGAACCTTTAGCCGATATATCACCATCCGCATCCTGAATGCCTATTCCGTTTACAGCGACAGTTACAATGCCTTTCTCGTCAACATCGTTCGTCCTTGTCTTACATGTTATGTCTCTAAGCTGCTCCATTGCTATTTGATTTTGTGTTACCTGAAAAAATAATACCTTTGATTCTCTCCACTTCCTGATCGCTCATTTCCAATATGAGCTTGTCGTATAAAGGGTTTGAAACCTTTGATTCGCCTATCTGTGCCCGCCAATCATTAAGGGTTATTACCCCGCTAAGAAACTCGTTTTTACATTTTACCGAGATAATGTTTAAAGTCTCTTGTCTCTCTTTATTTCCTGATTGCAAGGCATCCACGTCTGAATAATCCACATCTAAGTACAAACCGCTGTTTTCAAGTCCTAAGAATCGGGTAAGGCTTCTTGCGAAAGATTTAGCCTCCGGGATAACGATGTTGTAGTAGACGCTTCTTTCCGCTGTTTGCTGATTGTTGAAAGTGCTATTGTCCTTTCTTGGCACAAGCTGCGCAGGTATAGAGAACGCACCGGCTATTGATATGGCATCCTGCAACGTCTCGTCAAACGGTTGCAATTCCTGAATACTCATAGAGGTTCGAATAAAGTCCGTATCTGTATCTATTATTGCTACCGGATATTTATCTTCTCCTAATCCGTACACAGTATTGTATTCTTCGCGGATATTCTTTTTCTCGTCAGGAGTTAGAGCGACTGTCCCGGTTTCATCTTTCTTTCTTGATACAATGATGCCGAGAGCGCCTCTCTTGGTGTATATAACATTCCTTGCTTCATACACAGATATAAGATTGGATATAGGCTTTATCTGTGATACAAGCCTGCTTTGTCCCTTGAGGTTACAGGTAAAGGTATTTACATTAGGCTCCTTCACATGAAGAACAGTTTCCGGCGGCATATCATCCATAATACCGGAATAAGACAGTCTGTAATATTGGATTATATCAGATACACTTGCCGGAGAAAACAAGGGAGCATTGTTGTATGCTACAATATCAACGCTGCCGGATGGAAGGACCCAATAATCATCGCACCTTTTCCATAGTTCTTTTTGCGTTTCTGAAAACACAGATGCTTTGATAAATGAGTTACCTGTCAGAAATTTATATAGAAAGTGAAGTGATACGAACTCATCAAATGATTGAAGTGCGTTTGGCTGTGTCAAGAACTTGTTTATGCTATCATTGTTGAATACGACTGAATCGTCCTTTGTTGATTTTAGCATAAAATTACCCTTGACAATCTTGTCTACCAAATATCTTACCGGGAAAAACACTTCCGGCACAGATTCGTATAGGGTTATGAAGTTACCGGAGGCTACATAAGGAGAGGCGATGTCATATAGCGTGTTGCGCACATATCCGTAGACATTCCCCTGTTTGTCGCTGATTAAATCTTTGGACTTGCCTCCAATAGATAAATGAAAATTCTTTGTCTCAAAAGATAAATTCATGCTTAAATAAAAAAGGCAACAACCATATACATGATTATCGCCTTTGGTCTTTTAGTTCAACAATGGGTAGTATGTTACTTAACATACCAAAGGCTATTATTTTATGCAAATATACTAACTAACATATTGAATAGCAAATAAAAAACGAACTATTTTTATTTAGACTAAGTAAAAATAACAATTTAAAAAAAATTCTTTCTTATATACTTGGACATGGCGGATATGATGTTAATAGCAGAGGCGCTGTCCTTACCGTTATAGTCCAAAAAGTCATTCATAAATAACAGATAATCAGCATTACTTTCATAACCGCCTGAAAACCTTACTTTCTTCCTGATAAAGTCTTTGTTAGCCTCTATTCTAAGCTTGTAATCGGATGAAGAAGATATTACCTTTATTTCCCTTAATTCCCTCAACTCCCTTACTGTATGGAAGAATGCTTTTTCGCACTCGAATATAACAAGACCCTTTGCGTTTTCAACACATCTGAATAACATATCGCTGTCATAGCAGCCATGATATACTACATATTTTATATCTATGAAATCATGTATAACGCACGACACAGCGGTCATCATTCCGAAATTATCAGGAATAACGTATAACAACTCGCTTCCGGCTGCATCCGCATTAAAGTACAACACATCATCTTCGGATTGAACACTTCTTTTCCTCTTGAGGGAGAATCTTGTATATTCATCTTTGAACACGTCTACAACAACGTATCTAAATGTGTCCGTACAATGTCCAAACTCCTCATAGCTTTGCCCGGTTTCCTTATTTTTAATCCTTTGCTTTAAAATAGCCCCGTTGGCATCTTTCTTCACGTTCTCATAGTCTCTTATTGACTTCTTACAAGAATCGTCTATACCTATATTTATTCCGTATAGATTACCGGACAATATGGCATTTATAAACTCACCCGACAAAGCGACTGAAGGATTAGAGGCGGGAACACAGTCATTAACTACAAACCTCTGTTCCAAGCACTCAATAAACTTATCCAAAAATGACCTCTTTTCGTCATCTATTGTATTACCGCTTCTTGTAGTGGCATCCCCATGAACAAATAACACATCTGCATACCCGATAGACGTAAGCCAGTCCCTTGTCATTGACGCTGCCTGAGTAACGGTATTATTAGGATCTTCCGCGCATATTTCGTGTATCTGCCTGAAATTGTTGTCGTTTTTTTGCCATAGCGTTACGGTAATATATGGAAGTACGTTATTATCAACCGATATATGAATGGGTATTTTAGAATCATACGGATAGTTCCCCCTATGTTTTCCTGCATCAAATGCGTACAGGTATTCTCCGCCAGTCCTTATGCTACCCCAGTCTCCGAGAGCGTAAATGCGGTAATAGTTATAATCTCTATTTTTATCCTTTTCAAAATCGGCAACCGCCTGCCTGTCATAAAAACCATAAGTGCCGTCAGGAGAACCGACAACCCAAAAATTATTAAGATAGGTAGACTTTAATATCAACGTGTCAGGCGCATGCACTTCCTCTTCTCCTGTACGTGGGTTGGTTATTATGCGGGGAGAGTTAATAAGTTTTTTGGTTATTGTAGTGTATTCCTTTGGCAATACATCTCCTGTCAATGTGTTTTTAATACCATACAGATAATTGTCGACCTCGTGCAAGTCCTCTTTGTCGAACACATTCTTCTTTATCCAGTGCTCCTCTGATATGGGGTTAAACATGGATATTATCTTTTGGCCCAAACGGCCTCTTAAACGTTTTTTTATCTGCTTGAAGTCAGCTTCGGCAAAATCACTCAACTCTTCGCATACGACAAACTGATAACTTTCAAGACCTTTTATCTTTTCGGGATCATCAAGACCGCTAAATGTGATATATGAGCCGTTGAAGCATTTAATAGCGTTTTCCCTATAATCAAATGCTTTTGAAACGCCGAGACTGTTAGCTGCTTCCTTAAATGCTTTATATATGCTGTCCGCTATGGTTGCACCAGTCTTCCTATAAACACGAGTATTATATCCGTCAGATAAGCAGAACAGTAATATAGCCTGTGCAACCGAAAAGGATTTGGACGAAGAAGAGCCACCGATCAAAAAGATAAACCGGATATCATCATCTTTTAATGATTTTTTTAAATGATGAAAGTTTGGATTGAATTTCCGATAATCAAATGTGATCTTTTCATTTTTACTCATCTCCTGTATCAACATCAAAAAGCATACTCTTCAAATCAATCTTCGTAGGCTCGTCAAATCCGAGCATCTTACATATACGTTCGATAGCCTTTATCTTATCATAAAGTTCTATCTTCACGTATTCAACATCCACAATTTCCGGAGCGTCACTTGTTCCGATATTTTTTTTCAATATCTTGGTGGATATACTTTTTATCGCTGATTTCTCTTTGGCAGACAGTTTATCAAATTCTTTGCGTTCTATCCAAGTATTGTGCATATCCGCAATAGTAGAGAATGCAATCCCGGATAATTCTTGCAGAATACGCTCTTTGGTTATATCTGACTTGTTTTTTTGCTCTTTCTGCAACTCCTTGACCCTCGCCGCAATATCGTCCTGATTTAACAATTGAAAAGCCTTGTTGTTAACAGTTTCCGCTTTCATTTTCCCACACGAATAGGCACGACGATAAGCATCGGAAGCATTACCGCTTTCAATGTAATAATTGCAGAAGTTTTCTTGTTTGATTGTAAGTCCTTTCATGTCTTTTCGTCAGTATGGGTACACATGCCACTTGACATGCTTTTGCAAAGATAATAAACAATATGTGATATTTACAATTTATTTAGTTAAAAATAATGTCTTTGTCTTATTGCGACTTACATGTTGTATAGCATAAAAAATAAAGTTTATTTCGCTTGCTTACTATCAAATTTGATAGTATATTTGCAATATCAAATAACAATAGAACCGGCGGCAACGGATAAGCGGCATAAAGTTATGATTACTATCAATCAAGTTGTTTTCAACAAAAAAGGTCAAAAAGGTACTATCACTCGTATTATCACCAAATCAACCGGCTATGTAGAAGTTTCTTATGAGGCTGGATTCTCAAAAAAAGAAATGGCATTCAACCTTACCGACGAAAATGGTGTTTCCTTGAAAAAATCACCCAAAAAGGCAGAATTGAAAGCTTTAACCCCACTTGAAGAAATTCAAAACAAAATGATGTGGATTAATGGATGCGCATCCGGTGACAGAAACTCTATGAGCTATCAGATTTCAGCAGAAATGCTTTCTAAGATTGAAATGAAAGCTAAAGAATCCGGAAATGACTTTATTGCTTCAATTTGTCAATCAGTTGATAAATATATGAAGTGTTCTGAAAAACAGGCTTATTGCCTTGCTAAGTTTGCAATCGGAAACGAAATTAAATTATAATATATAATGCTGCGCTATCGGCATGACGGGCAAATAATATGAATAGCTATAATATTTTTGACGAAGAACACAGCGATACTATATTGTACCATGCGATAGCTCGTGACGAAGACCAAGTAAGAGAATTGGCAGAAGAGGCAGGTATAGACATATCCGGTCTTACCATCGATCTTGAGAGAGTGAATGCGAAGAATGAATTAGGCAGACCATATCCTGCGAGAATAGAGGATGCAGTAATCAGATAACCATGAATGACAGAGAACGAATAGGTAAGCGAATAGCAGAGCTTCGCATGGCAAAGGGAATATCGCAAGCGCAATTATCCGAGTTAACCGGGATTGCTCCCGGAAACATAGCCCGTATAGAGCTTGGAAAATACAGTACGGGTATAGATATTCTTTCCAAAATTGCAAAGGCATTGGATTACAAAGTTGACTTCGTGAAAGAATAGGCAGGCAATTGGCTTGCTTATTTTTTATTTACGTAATCTATTACCTTCCGATTAGCTTCATCCACCTTCTTATTATCAAATCGTATGTATATATCCGTTGTAGTGCTATTTGCCCAACTGTGCCCAAGAGCATGCGCTATTACCTCTTTGGGAATGTCGAGCTCAGATGCTATTGTGGCCCAAGTATGACGCGTCCAATAAGAGGATAAATCAGGAAACAGAGGAGTTCTTATCTTTTTCCCGCCTAATCCTTTTCGTTCAAGTTTCCCGATCTGCTTTAGTCCTATCCCCATTCGATGCAGGAAGTCCTTGTAATTCCTGTATTCATCCATTATATTGAGAAGATAGCTTTTCCCTTTATATTTTTCTATTATATCCATAGCCTCCGGTTCTACTTTTACGCTGTATAATTTCCCCGTTTTAGCCCTTTTGTATTCAAAGCGACCATTTACCAATGCGGAATGTTTTGCGTTAAACAAATCGGCTGCATTTACCCCTATAAGGTAAAACATAAGCATAAATATATCTCTATATCTTATCTGATACTCCTCACATGGGTAATCTCTTAATAATCTAAGCTGTTCTACTGTGAGGCTGCGTTTCCGGGTTTCCTCTTTTTTTATTGAAAATCTTCTGAATGGATACAATGTCGTGTACTCTTCATCAATGGCATAGTTGAATACGGTGCGTATGTTCCGTAAATGAATAGCGTAGGCGTTAACTTTCATCGTCTTTGCCATCCACGCTTCAAAATTTTCAAGCCACGATTTATCCATGCTTTCAAACGTACAGCGGCTATCGTATTCTTTAATCTTGTTCCTTGTGGTTGTGTATACGGTCTTGGTACCTTGATTATTCTTTTTCGACATAAATTCATCAAGATAGTATAAGAATGTCTTTTCGTTTTGGGTCTTATTACTTATGGCTTCTTCGATCATTTTTTTTAATGATGCATCCGTTGTTGATTTCAACTTACCCTGTTGCTCCAACGTTAATATTACAGTTTCCGCCTTGTTTATTATCCCGCGAGCGACAATGTTTCTTGGTTTATAATTTTGTGCCCGTACGGAATACTCATTTCCAGCCCACTCTTTATCCGATGCGCTTAATTGTGTAGCTATCATTATTTGTTTATTATGGAACACGTTCAACTTTAGAGGATAAGTCCCGTCTTTTTTTTGCCTTCTTTTATCAAGGTAGAATTTAACTGTTGCCATATATCTATTTCTTTTTGTTTATGCAAATCAAAAAATTTGCATAGAATTTGCATACAAAGATAGGATTAAAAGGGCCTAAAAGGGTCTAAAAGGGGTATGTTATGCAGCATATATAAAAAAATCAGGCAGTCACTTTATTTGTAACTGCCTGATTTTCAGAAGAGCGGAAGACGGGGCTCAAACCCGCGACCCTCAGCTTGGAAGGCTGAATTTTACATAACATAACTATCTAAAAAACAATAAATTACAAACAAAAAATAAATCATTTGCATACTAATTGCATAGTGCTTTCTTTACTTATGCAATATCTTTAATTTATGAACTTCCCTGATATCATATACCTTGCACTCATTTTTAGGCGTAACCTCTTGGCTTTCTCTTAACATTCTTACTTCGTTTTCAAGGGCATCTACTCTCTTGGACATTATTACATACGCATCCAGAATATCCGATATGTACATTGCTAAGTTGGCATCATTCATAATATAGTTATCGTTTGTTTTTGAAAAGTAAGAAATAAACAAGATATGTTATATTATTGTTCTTAAAATAAACCATGTTTGTAAACATAGTTTTCAATCATAATTTATGATATTTCGAGTATTAAAATCAATTATTACGCACTCTTGGTTGAAGCCTTTCTTTCGCTTAGCCCAAGCTGTTCTCGCATAATTTCGTTCTGCCCTATTAACTTATCTATCTCGGACTTCATTCTCTCTATTTCGGCCTTTAAATTAGCAATCTCCTTATCCTTACTTGTTATCGTATCCTTGTACATCTTCTGAGATTGCGATGCAATGTTTTCAGATGTGCTCTTTTCTGTGTCAAGAAACATATCCCCCTTTCCGGTAAGGATGTAGTTGGCGTTGACTTCGGGGTAGGCTTCGCAAAGCTGAACTATTATATCACCAGATATAGCCTTAGTAACCCCTTTTTTGTAATGGGATATTTTAGCTTGTGCGTTTTTCACGCCACAATCTCTTTCAAGCACGTATGGCCCAATATTTAGACCTTCCATAACCTCTAAAAATCGTTCACTTGTAGTCATAGTATAATATTTTAAATTATTTATATTCAAAAAAAGTTTTGTACTATAAAATATTATAGTATCTTTGCACCCGTTGCAAGTCAAGAAGCAACAGATGCAGATTAAATTAAACAATCGCCCTAACGTGGGCCTCTCTATATGGAAATCCGTTGCCTCTTGACTTTAGCAACGGATTTTTTTATGTCAATATATGAAACAGACGTTATATTTAAATATAGGACTTGCAGAGCAGGCAATCAATGATAAACGATTTATTGAAGCGCTTGCTTTTTCTGTGCTCGTCAAACTAACGTTTGTTTCATCAAGAATACAATCGGCTACTGTCAGCAAGTGTAAGGACTTATTTGGTATTGGGTCAACGAGAATGTGCCGTATAATCAATAGCGGCATTGAATACGGCTTACTGAAACGAGACAATAAAGATCTTGTAGCCACTTCGCTTAAGAGAGAAAAATCATATCATATCAGGTTAGACTTTGAATGTAAGACATATAGTCGAACAAAAGCTTTGATGAGCGATAGGCCGAAATCAGAGCGAAGCCCGATTGTATGTCAATACTCATTGAAAGATATTATAGACATTATCAGGAAGTCTGTATTGCTTAACCATATAAGCAAGCAATCAGACTGTGAAGATACCATTAACATAGCTAAGGGAAACGCGAAGTCTATAAACCAGCTTCGGAAAGCCCGCAAAAAATGTAAGCGTATGCTACGTACAGATAATGCCTTTACCGGATTGAGTAGAAAGCGTATAATGGATATAACCAAAGTATGTAAGGCGAAAGCCAAACGCCTTATTGACGGACTGTGTTTAAGTGGACTTGTAAGCAGAGTTGAACAGTCTGTTCGTGTATGCTTAAATTATTCAGACTTTTCTCCAAAGCTGGCAAACAGCTTTTATAAAGAAACTGGTCTGAATGGTTACTTATACAGGAGTGGTAGCGAGATTCGTTTGCGCGTATCAAACAGGTATGTTTATTCTTGCGATCTGATAACGTTTAAACTTTAATTTTTATGCCATATTCCCAAAAAAGACCACTAAAAACATAGCGTAGCGTATGCACACGTGACGCGATACGCATCATGCGTATGATTATATAATTAATAATTTAATATATACACCAAGACAATGAGTAAATATATAGCATATACAGACGGAGGATGCCAAAACACATCAGTGTACGGGGAAGGCGGTTCAGCCTATCTGATAATCCATAAGGGAGAAGTTGTAAAAACCGCTTCAAAAGGTTTTCTTTATACAACCAGCAACCGTATGGAGATGCTTGCTATTATAAGTGCCGTTTGTTCCGTCCCGGAAGGTTCTGATTTAATCGTATATTCAGACAGCAAATATGCAATCAACGTCTTTTCCGGTATTTGGAAGCCGAAGAAAAATAGAGATTTGATAATCAAATACAACGAGCGTGTAAAGGCTCTTAGCTCTGTATATTTCCGGTGGATAAAAGGACACAATGGAGACAAATACAATGAATTGGTTGATTCTATGTGTACAAACTCCATTAATGAGATAGTCCAATTACACAACCTCCCAAATGACAGGTTTAAAAAAGTGAAAGTACAGCTATCCTTTAAATTTAATTAATAACCGATTGTATCAACATTTCAAAGATCGAATTATGAATTACAAAGAATTTAAAAATCCAGTAGTTGCCAAAAGCATGAAAAAGGCAAGGAAAGCGGCAGAAGTGAACACCCTTAAATGGATGTCTAATGTGTCTGAAGGCCTTGATTCTGAGTTAAAAACGTTGAAACGCCTTTCTGCGCAAATAGCAAAAGGGGAAATCGCTTTTTCAGAAGATTACAAAGATTGCCCCTCCGCAATCAAAGCCAATATGTCATTGTACGCATCCGATTTGATGAGAATTGCTGCACTTCTTGAATTTCTTATCATTGAGTCGGAAGAGATCGATGAATAATATCTAATATTTTTCCAATATTGGAAGCTAAATCAGATATATTGTTCATTCCGCTTATTACGCTATTTATTTTGCCAATTGCAGTTTGGGATAGTTCTTTTTGAACCCTTTCAAGCTGCAATTGCAAATTTTGAAGACCAGCTACATAAGCATCTTTTTCCATGCAATACCCACCATATTCCTTTTTCTTGTGTATGCCATATAAGAGTTTATACGTATCTCCATATCCGCGTTGCTCTATTAGACCATCCTTTTTAAATTCTTCTATAATATTTTTATATTGCCCTTTACTTATATTTAGCAAACAAGACACATCTTTATAATCCAAATGAACTATCTCCTCTTCATCTTTTCTATCAAGCATCAAATCGATCACAGCATCCATGTTTTCTGATGTAATCAACGTCGGATATTCTTTTTCCTTTTTGGGCATTGATCTAAATCCGTTCATAACAACATAGTAATCAATTGTTTACATAAAATATGTTTTATAACATATTGTTTGCTATAAAATATTATAGTATTCCTGTTGTTGCTATAATATTTTATAGTATCTTTGCATTGTTGTTAATCAGCAAAGCGGTTAACAACGTTACAAATCAATGTAGATACAAAGATAATAAAATAAATAAAGAAAACAAATATGAAGTACGATTTATCAGACATAATGAAAAGAGCTCATAACCTTTATAAGACAGGTAAATACACTTGGTCTGAAAGTTTGAGAAAGTCTTGGAAAATGGCAAAGTTTACTCTTCGTACAAGAGAGGAAATTGCCAACATGGTAGATTATAAATCTATCGACAATAAGGCTTTTGCTGATAAATTGAGAAAAGAGCACGAAGGATGGAAACCAGCCGAAAGAAGTAAGTATGATGACTTCTCCGCTCCTGTATTGGCTTATTATACAAACAATAATAGAGGACGATTCGGTTCTTGCTTTGTAGGTGATTAATACAATAATATATAAACATGAATGACATTAAAACAGTAGCTGTAAAAAAAATATCTCCGGCAGATACATTGAAGAGTATAAAGGTTGGTGATACGGTGATTATAAAGGATAAGCATGTAAAGTCCAATGTGGCCCGATCCACTATATCAAGGTTGTCAAAAAAGGGATACTCTTTTTATTCAAAGAGCTGTCCTGAAGGTTTAATAGTAAAAAGACTTCAGTAATATATTATCATTATGAATAACAACGAAGTATTCAAACAGATAGCTGTATTCGCTTTAGGCTTTACAGGATTCTTTTTCCTTCTCGGAATAGTTGGAAAATCTGATTATAATGAAGAGGTCATATACAATATGACGGAAACGGCTTACAATGTTATTGTAGATTCCCTCGGTGAAGGTTGCAGCGATACGCAGATCGTGAAGACTTATTTAAGCAACAAAGATTACTACGATAGTTTAAACTGGTAAGGTATGGGACGCTCAAAAAACACCGGAAAGGTAGAGCCGGTAAACAAACTATGGCTCTCTGCCAAAGAAGCAATGGCATACTTAGGATGTGGAGAAAAACTGTTGGAAAAACTAAGGAATAATGCCGAAATATCATTTTCAAAATACGACAGGCGTACTATATGGTACGAACTGAGAAGTCTTGAAAGATTCATAGAAAAAAACCGCGTTGTGTGAATAACGCTCCTTCCTCTTAGCTCAACGGTTAGAGCATCGCTAAGGTTATTTGTTCGTAAGGGTTTAGCGTTTCCGGTCTGTTCCGGTTAGCGATTGTTGCACGTTCGATTCGTGCAGAGGAAGCAAGATACACCGTTCTTTGACGTGTTGAATGTGAAACAAAGTTTGAATATCTGATATTCGGATTTGTTTCAATATAACTAAGGATTACGTATAGCGGAAACGCCGAAACTACGTATAGGCTTGGTTATCGTGATTGTTTCTCGCACCGAAATGTCCTACGGTAGAGAAGTATGCGGTTTGGGCGCCCGTATCGCGAGAAACAACAGGTCATAAAGACAACATAAGCGTCCGATATAGTCTTAAATCGGTATAAAGTATGCGGTGGGAATGAAAGGCGGCCGTACACGCTTATTATATATATTCTCGTGGCTCACCATAAGGCGAGTGGTAAGGCTTAACATCGGAACGCTCACGAGAACTGAATTATCCTATGGATGAATTATTTGTTTAGGTTGCCGGGCGGTCTGAGAAGATAGTCCGGTTTTTAGTTGGAAATCATCAATAACAATATAAATAACCGCAATAAGGTAGTGCTATTACTGTACTAAAAGCCGCGAGATAAACGAAGTGCGCACCGTTTTGATTTAACCTTGTACAGGCGGTTCAATAGAGAAAATAGTTATTCAATAATAATAGATTACAATATATGAATTACGGAATGCCCTACATGGGTTCAAAATCAAAAATTGCAAAATGGATTGTGGATATGCTTCCTGCGGCCCATACATGGGTTGAACCATTTGCCGGAGGATGTGCAGTAACTCATGCGGCCATCCTTTCCGGAAAGTATAAAAAATTTATCATTAACGACATAACAGATAGCGCAAAAGTATTCGTTGATGCTATAAATGGTAAGTTTAAAAACGAAAATAGATGGATAAGCCGAAGCGATTTTTTAGAACTCAAAGATGAAGATGCTTATGTTCGATTGTGTTTTTCTTTCGGTAACGATCAAAAAACATATTGCTATTCACGAGAAATAGAGCCTTATAAACGTGCATTTCATTATGCAGTTATGTTTAATGATTTTAAGCCGTTTGAGGATCTCGGGATTAAATTAAATATAAGCAAAACGTTTAACAGTGATTATGAAAGAAGGATTCATATAAAAAGGCATCTTATTGCAATAAGAAAAGACAAACACGCTGGATATTTGCAGAGTTTGGAGAGGTTGGAGAGGTTGCAGAGGTTGCAGAGTTTGCAGAGTTTGGAGAGGTTGCATCCCCTGCAATTAGATTACAGGGATGTTCCGATTCCAAAAAACGATTACATTGTGTATTGCGATCCGCCATACGTGAACACAAATGCTTATCTAAGCAGTTTTAATCACGATGAATTCTACAAATGGGCTTTAAGTATTAAGAATTTGTTTATTTCCGAATATGAAATGCCCGAACCTTTTAAGAGAATAGAGATGAGGAGGAAGACGTGTACTTTCTCTGCGTTAAAAAATGATACGAAGAAAGAGGAAGGTATATGGGTTAACAAAAAATACGCAGAAAGAAACACAAGCCTGTCAATGCCTATTTTCAATAAGTAAAAAAAATAATGGAAAATGAACTTGAAGAATTATATAAGGAACTGAACAAAGTTAAGTCCTCCCCATTGGCGTATCTTCCTGAATACGGATATTCTTCAAAGGAGGAAATTATTCAGCTTATAGAGGAAGATATAGAGGAGTTGCGCACAGAGATAGAATGTAGTCAATACGATTACACACCTGATGAGCTTGAAGAAGAAAGAATGAGCCTTTGTGTCAGTCAGGGGTTATCAAGATATTGTTAAACTAATAAATATAGAAATAATGGGTTTAGAAAATTATGAAGTGCTTCCGGTAGAAGCACAAGATGTTCAAATTGTACAGGTAGATGCGGTTGAACGCGCAAACGTAGATAGTCAAGTTGCAACAGCAAAACAATATCCAAGAAGTATCAAAAGGTGCGTTGACAATTCTATTGCTATGGCTACAATGGATTCTGAAACGGCTCAAAGTTGCGGGTATGCGTTGCCTCGCGGTGGAAAGCCTATTACCGGGCCGTCCGTTCACCTTGCAAAGATTATTGTTTCCAATTGGGGAAATATGAGGACAGAAGCTAAGGTAGTTCAAATCACCGACAAGCAAATAATCAGTAGAGGCACCTGCTGGGATTTGGAAGCTAACGTAGCTTCTGCCTTTGAGGTGAGAAGAAGCATTATAGGTAAAAATGGAAATAGATTCAGCGATGATATGATTACCGTTACCGGAAATGCAGCAAACAGCATTGCATACAGAAATGCGGTGTTTGCCGTTGTTCCTAAAGCGGTGGTTGAAAAGGTATATAAGGCCGCACAAAAATTTATCACCGGCGATCTATCCGATGAAGAAAAAATAATAAAAAGAAGAAAAGGTGCAATAGACTTCTTGTTTGATGAATACGGTATTACAGAGGAGGAGACAATTAAATTGTGCGGCAAACAAACAATCAATCAGATTAAGGCGGATGAAATAGCACTGCTTCTTGGAATTGTTCAGTCACTGAAAGACGGAGATACTACCGTTGATGAACTTATGAAGCCAATCAGAGGAAGCAAGGAAGCAAAAAAAGAAGCTATGAGAAAGGCAATGGAACCGGTAGTTGATAAATCAACAGGTGAAATCTTTAACCAGCCAGCGCAATGATAGAACAAAATTCAAGTGAATGGTTGAAGTCTCGAATTTCTTTTTTTACGGGAAGCCGCATTGGAGACCTCATGACAAGCGGGAAGAAAGGAGAGATGTTCGGAAAGACAGCCCTTTCCTATATATATGAAGTGTGCGCAGAGAGAGATTTGTTGCAGAAATACATTGAAGACGATTACTACTTCGAGATATACCAGCAGCAAGTAAGTTTCAGTAATAAATATACCGATTGGGGACATGAGGTCGAGGACTTCGCGGCAGAACGTTACCAACTTGTCACAGGATGCGAACTTGAAGAGTGCGAAAGCATACAGCATCCTACAATACCTTACTTTTCCGCTTCACCTGACCGGATAGCAATTAAAGATGCTTTAAGAAAGGTGGTAGAGGTGAAATGCCCAACTCCTAAAAAGTTCATGGAGTATATGAACGAGATCAAGGATAACGATACACTTAAATCAGTAAATCCTATATACTTCTACCAAACACAAGCGGAGATGTCCTGTACAGGTTTGGACAAAGCCGATTTTGTCGTTTTCTGCCCGTTCTTGAAACATAACATTCACATTGTAGAGATAACGAGGGATGAAGCTGTAATAGCCGAATTTGAGAAGCGGATAACTGCTGCAAATGAAATTATTAATCAAATACTTAACAAAAAATGAATTTAACCGGAAGCATAGATTTGCTGAAGCTTGAAAAAACAGGCATAGCAACAATCAAAAACAAAAAGTGTGTTATTATTCCCATTGAGGAAAATGACTTGTATGTAAGCATGGACGAGAACCTGAAAGCGAAGTCCGTATATCTTGGCCTTAATGTTAATGAACGAAGAGAACCGAGCCAGTTTGGGAAGACGCATTATTGCAAGCAGTCTTTATCAAAGCAATACAGGGATGCGCATAAGGCAGAATCAGAATCCAAGTCAAAGGTTTACTTGGGCGACTTCAAGCCTTATGAGTTTGAGGGTTCAAGCAATGCGGCTGCGGCTGTGGATGCACCTGTAGCGCAGGCTGACGATGATTCAGAATTGCCATTCTAAAAAATCCTCTGAATATTTTTGGCATTGTAGAAAAAGGGCGTATATTTGCAGCGTTACACATATTTAGTGGCAGGCGGTTGTCTGCTTTGTGCAGGCATTTTTTATGCTTGTAAGTTTGCTGCAATATAGCGGCTGTTACCCCCGAGTGGAGAAGTTAATGCTCTCCCTGCCATTCATTGGTGTAGGTCATCGGGAAAGGACAGCCGTTTTTCTGTCTATAATGCCAATAAAGACCTACAATTATGGCAACAGATTTATTTCAAACAGGGGATTCCTATTTTGGAACACCCCTACCAAATGAAAGTGGCGAACTCATACCACTGCAAGATTACAACGGCAAGAAAGCCGTTAGTGCGAGACTTCTCTATCTGTTTCTTGAAAGCAAACAGCAGTTTACTGATTGGATTAAAATCCGAATAGAGCAATGCGATTTAATTGAAAACCAAGACTTTGAGGTTTTTCAGAATTTTATGAAAAACCCTAACGGAGGCAGACCATTGACTGAGTATGCTCTAACTATTGACTCGGCAAAAGAAATATCAATGATGGAGGGAAACGAAAAAGGTAAACAAGCCCGCCGTTATTTTATCAATTGCGAGCAAAGGCTAAAGGATATTTCTTCTCCTTCTTATCAAATTTCCGACCCAATCAAACGAGCCGAAAGGTGGATAGAGGAAGAAAAGGTACGCCAGCAACTTGCCCTTGAAAACAAGATGATGAAGCCGAAAGCTGATTATTTCGATGCACTGGTTGACCGAAATATGCTAACCAACCTTCGGGATACTGCAAAGCAAATCCATATACCGCAAAACAAATTCATCTCATTGCTCATAGACAACAAATACCTATATAGAGACGCAAAGGAAAAACTTAAGCCGTACTCGCAGTTTGTCCCGACATATTTTGAATTGAAGGACTTCAGTAAGAACGGGCACGCTGGAACACAGCTCCTTGTCACTCCGAGAGGAAAGGAAACGTTTCGTCTTATGTGGGGAGGTGATGGATATGCAAACTGAAAGGCAATATGATTTATCTGGGTTTAACCAGCTGTTTAACCAATCATTGACCCCAAGAGAGCTTGCCGATGAGCTTGTACAGCTGCTATTCAATTACGCCTCATGTGTGGATGAAGATAGTGTAGGATTGTTCAGAAATGATGTGAGCACTATATATCTTATACACAACGAACTTCTAAAGATAGAATAAATGAGCAAGGCGGTCTTTAAAAAGGCTGCCTTACTTTTTAATAACAACAAAAAAACATATAATCATGCTATACGAATTTAAGCTTAAAGTAAACAAGGTTAACGAGAAAGGCGATGAAAAAGAAGTTACCGAGCAATTCATCACTGATGTAGATTTGTTCTGTCAGGCAGAACAGAAAGGACTTGAAATGTACGCTTCTAACAATATGGAGTGTGACGTTTTCGCAATCAGCCGTAGCAAGATACGTGAGATTGTCAATGAGAAGCAGGATGATGAGTTCTTTTATAAGGTTACTCTGATTGATGTTTTCGTTGACGATAAAGGCAATGAAAAAAGCAACAAGTACTATGTTCTCATTTCCGCAAAAGACATGGATGATGCCAACAAAAAGGCGACGGAATACATGAAGCAGGGACTTCAATATATGAAGCTGGACGCTATTGCCAAAACAAAGATTTTAGACTTAATAAAATAAACCAAAAGCCCTCTACTGATGTAGAAGTCCTGTGAAAGGTTCAGGTTAAGATTTAATCAGCTAACAAATTAACTATCCCGGTGTGGTTTGACCGCCTATCCGGGAACGATAGCCTGTGAAGGTCTTCTTTTTTATAAAAATTGCTTCCTCGTCAAGCCCAATCAGGGTTACGCCAATGGCACTGTATACGGGAACTGACGAGAAAATGGAGAATATGGTAGCGCTGAACGTATTGGAATGACATAGTGTGATTTGCCATGATTATTTAAGGTTAGTTTATATTCAGTTTCAATAATTCCAGCAAAACAGCGTGCCCTGTTCGATTCGGGGCTTCTCCTCTAAATATATTTACCATGAGACTTACATTAACCAAAACCGAAATTGCAATTGTTCAGAAACTTGTGATAGACCGAAAGCGTGACATTCATAATGCAGGAGGTGACAGCAAGCAGTATGAGATGCTAAGTAAGCTAAATAAAAAGATTGCAAGGCAGGCAAAGAAATTTTATAAAACATGAAACCCTACGTAATTACCTCTATGGCTCTCATTACACACAGCGGAAAAAAGTTACCGCTTACAGTAATAGAGAGCCACATCCTAACAAAACCTTTGGAAACAATCAAGGATAAGCTGCTTGATGCTTTCTCTACGATGAAAGACAAACCTGTGAATGTTGAATTGAAAATAAAATATGTATGATATATGATAAACAGATAATAAGGGGGAAGATACCAAGTAAATCCAATTGTTACAAGATTGTTACATTGTACGGTCATGGTTCTTTGGCTAAGCAGAAAGTTCTTAAAGAGTACGAAAAAACTTTTTATGTACAATGCGGGCTTAGAGACAAAAAAATAAAAGGGTTCTTCAAGATAAACGTAGATGTGTACCACGAAAACTTGCGTCCTGATCTTGACAATGCTTTTAAAATTTTACTTGATTGTCTTCAATCGTGTAAAGCAATAGAGAATGACCGTCAATGTGTAGAAATACATGCGCGAAAACTGGTTGACAAACTTAATCCGAGGATAGAGTTTGTAATCGAAGAGGTTGAATTATAAAGATGTATAACTATGGCAGAATCATTTAAGAATGATTACAAGGACGACAAACTCCGCTGGGATTTGCTCCCGCTGGATTTGATAGAGGAAGTCGTTAAGGTATATCACTTTGGCGCAAAAAAGTACACTCCTAATAGCTGGCAGAATCTTCCTGATGCGGAAAACCGATATTATTCTGCGCTTCTTCGGCACTTGGTAGCATATCGAAAAGGTGAAACGAAAGACGAGGAAAGCGGGCTTCATCCGCTTGCTCATGTTATATGGAACGGGCTTGCACTACTCTATTTTGCAATAAAGAAAAAATAATAAAAATCCCGATGATCCATTTGGGGATATAGATGAGTATAAAAAATGTTTATATGGAAATAAATAGAATAGCCCATGAATGGGCATGCGATAATAAAGACAAGTCTTTAGAGGAAGCTTTCACAGCGGGGTTTAGCTATAATCATAAAATTGCAGGATTAAAGAATATAGATGAACGAAAGGATAAGTTTAAGGCTGAAGTACTTCTTTATCAAGGTCAATATCCTGATTATATGCTGATTGAATTTTATGAATACTGGTCTGAGTGCGGGGGACGGAAAATGAGGTTTGAGAAAGAAAAGACATTTGAGGTTAGTAAGAGATTAGCGCGCTGGAGTAATAATAGCTTTAGAAATAATGGGAACAGAAATTACACTAACAAGCAAGGAAATAGCGGTTCTATCTTCCAAGCAGCTGATAGCTATCTGCAAGAACATCAGTAGCGAGATAACAACCATTAAACAAGCAATCAATTCTCCGCCAATCCAGCTGTCACAATGGAAATCCGTTAATGCGGATTGCATAAAGGCCGTCCTTGTAAAATTTATCGAAGGAACACTTTTGTTTTATGGAAGAACGAGGGAAGACATGAATGATTATCAAGTCGCTTCCGTCGTTAACTCTATTCTTGAGAAATACTACTATTTCCGTATTGAAGATGTATGTCTTTGCTTTAAACGTGCACGTGAAAATTCGGCATACGGAAAGTTTTACGGACGCATTGACGGTTCTGTAATAATGAACTGGTTTGCTACCTACGATAAAGAACGTGACGAGATAATACATTCTTTCAATGATGTAAGTACCGAGCATGATACGTCCGAAAACATATCTCGCGAAGAATATAAAGAAATACTTCTTGCAAGAATAGCCGGAGGAGATTTGTATGCCAATGCCGATTATATGAAGATGTGCGAGATAAACAATATATTCTTTGAGAATAGATTCGAGATAGGAAATTACAAGTATAACAGGTTGCACAAGTTTGATAAAAAGTTATGAAGCTAACAGTATGCTGGACCGCAAGAGGCAGAAACAAACGTTTCTATCACGATATATGCCGAAAATTCGGGATATCAGACTATATGAGCATCAACCATGAAACACCATGTGATATAAAGGATGAAGATATGGAGTTGCTACGTGAATGTGAGAAGCGCGGATTTTTACAGATAAGAAGAAAGCAATGAATATTCAGAGATACCCAATTCTCTGCACCGGGAGAATCGAAAACAAAAGAACACTTTCCCGGTGCAGGCGATGTCCGTTGTTCAACAGAAGATATCCGGTTTATTCTTCATGGAGGATAGACGGAGAATGTTGCTGTGTAGCGGATATTATTGTAATTGATAAAAATATAACATAATAATGGAAAAACTAACTATAAACGACTTACCCGAAGATGTCTTAGAGAGAATGAGGAGAGCAATTAGGGAGGACAGCCAAATGATCGCTCTAAAGAACAAGCACTCCCAGTATATAATCAACAGGCAATATGCCAAGGCTGTTTTGCTAAAGGAAAAAATGCAAAAGATAGAGGATCGGGTAATACGTGAATATCTTGACAGCTACGAAGGTGAAACGGAGAATATGCAGAGCCTCATGTCGGATATGTCGCCCGAAGACAGGGAGTATATCAATACTTGCACCAATGCGATTATTCTAATCTGTGACATGATAGAGACGTTCACAATGGACTTTAACCAAGTTCTTAAGAAATATCATCCTGATTACCGATTGGAGATGTACGATAAGATAATGCAGGTAGGCAAGGAAGCTAAGGCCCATGTACAGTTCATGTCGGAGTGTACGGACAATGTCTATCAGTGCTCCTTTGCAGACAGTGCAGATGATATTACGGAGCTTGTGAGGAACAAGGCCCGTTCGCTAATACGCAAGGTTAAGGCTAAGGAGGCAGAGAGATGAGCGTGTGATATAGCAGGTAAATATGTACGAATAAATTAAACTAACAACAATATATTATGAAAAAGAAATTAACTCCTGATAATATTCAGGAACTTACAGAAAATCAGATATTCGTTTTTGGCTCTAACATGAACGGTAATCATGCCGGAGGGGCAGCAAGATTAGCCGTAGAAAAATTTGGTGCAGTGATGGGGCAGGCAGAAGGCATACAAGGCCAGTCCTACGCCATCCCAACGTTGGATAAGGATATGCAGAAAGTAACCGAGGAAGAGTTAATAACCTATTTAGGAAACTTCCGAGAGTTTGCTGAAGAGCATCCGGAAAAGGAATTTCTTCTCACCGCTATTGGTACAGGAATAGCCGGATTTGATACAAACTATATGGCGTACATGATACTTAGAGCAAATCTTCCGGATAACGTTACTCTGCCAAAGGAGTTTACCAAAATAAAAGGATACAAGGGTTTTAATCCAGATATGACATGCCGAGGGTTTAAATACGAAGAAGGCAAGGACTACGAGGAGGAAGGAGAAATAGGAGCTTGCGAAAATGGATTTCATTTTTGTCTTCATCCATTGGATGTCTTTGGATATTATCCGCCTGCTTATATAGGTATGAATAAGTTTCACGAAGTTGAGGGAAGCGGTTATATGGATGCGGATGAGGATGATACAAAGATCGCTTGTTCTAAAATACATATCGGAGCAAAACTCGATATAAAAGGGCTTGTGAAAGCAACCGTATCTTCTGTAAAGGAACGGTGCACTAATAGGAATAATGCAAATCCGGGGTTTCCTGCGACCGCTGGTTATAGAGGTGCTGCGACCGCTGGTGATTATGGTGCTGCGACATCAAGAGGTAGTTCATCAACTGGAAATAACGGTTTAGCGGTGGCGCGAGGAACAAATGTAAAGATCAGAGGAGGTATGGGATCTATCTTGGTTATAGCAGAGGAGCAAGAAAGCTCGTACGATGTTTCCGATTGGAAAGCTGTTGTAGTTGACGGCAAGAATATCAAGGCTGATACTTGGTATATATTAGTAGACGGCGAATTTGTTGAGGTGGAAGATTAAACTAATAATATAAAAAGGAGCATATCCAACAGTTATAATGATAAGTTAGAATTTGACACTTAACCTTTCATTAGGATGTGCTCCTTTCAAAATTTGGGTAAAACAAAAAAGACATGAAACAGACATTAGAAGAAGCGGCAAGGGAATATGCTGACGATAAATGTCAAGAACGTGGAGTTCCAAAGAAATATAGATTGCATTTCGATTTTGATAGATATGACATTGAACAAGGGTTCAAAGCCGGTGCTGAATGGCTTGCAAATCGGATTAAATCAATCATGCAGGACGATTCACAGACAGACGGAGAAGCTATAGAGAATATTCATAAACTCTTAAATTTATAATGACATGAAAGAGGTATGGAAAGACACAAAAGGAGTGTTTGGGTATCAAGTTAGTAATTTTGGACGAGTTAGAAGCATTTTTAGTAGATGGGGGAAACGAGCGTATCCAAGGATAATGAAAGGTTCTATAGATTCTCATGGATATGTTCAGGTAACAATTAGCATTAATGGGGAAAGGAAACTAATGTTTGTGCACAGGCTTGTTGCAAAAGCATTTATACCAAACCCTTTAAATTTAGAGATGGTAAATCATAAAGACGAGAACCCTTTAAATAATAATGTTGATAACTTGGAATGGTGTACAAGGTCTTACAATAACTCCTATGGGCATGCGACTGATAGTTATCGAAAAAAGATTTGTTGCATACATGGAGAAACTGCTTACGTTTTCAAATCAATAAAAGATGCTTCAATTAAAATGAATATTCCAACAACATCTATTTTCAACTCATTAAAAAGACGTTCGCCAATGGTTAGCAGAGGTCTTATGTTTTATTATGTTGGTAAAAACGAAATCCCCTCTTTCGATGAGATACTCGAAGCCAACAAGGATGTACTGGAACGGATTAAAGAGAAAGGAGATTGAGATATGAAATTTCCTAAAGTAAAGAAAAAGCAAAAGATTGAAAGGGTTTGTTACAACTGTAAGCATTATTATAAATGCACTGACAGATTTAACAGAGATACTATAAACTGTGATAAATTCAAATTTAATGCTTTATGTAAGAGTGTTTAAAAAAAAGATTAGATATGAAATCAAAACAAGTATTATCAATAGATCAGATGAAGCACCTGCGGGAGCTTGGCTTGGATACGAGTGATGCAAGTATGCACTGGCAGTTTTTACCGACTGCCGATTCTATTATTAACGGAACAGACGAAACAGAGAAAGAGCCTACTCTCTTCGTTTCTCAACCGAATATGAAACATGAATATCCAGCTTACACCTTGCATGATATTCTCAGCAAGTTACCGCGATACATAAATGACTTCGGTGCAACGTATAAGATGTGCGTTGAACCTCTTTTTTCTGGCCCTTGGGCTATAAGTTACCAAATAGGCATATCTGAACCATTCATTTTTAAAGTTGCCGGAAATCTATTAGATGCAGCCTACGATATGCTTTGCTGGTGCGTTGAAAATGGATATTTTAAAGAGGGTGAACAATGAAAGCGAGAATAAAAGAAACTGGAGAAATAATTGATGTTGAATGTCGTTTCTATGCCAAGATTGGTTCTACGGACCCGATTATTCATAATAGTTTAGTTGAGGTTTTGAAAGATGATGGAATCATTGATTGGGAACAGAGGCGTTATGAACTGGCAAAGGCTGCAATGCAAGGAGTTCTAAGCAACCCTGCTTTTTGCGGCACATATTCTAAACGTGAAGCACCGATAATTATAGCGCTTGATTGTGCTGATAATATGATAAAGAAACTGAAAGGAGAATAATCATGGATATAAAAGAAGTAAAAAACAAGAAAGAGAAAGCTGAAATGGAAATAGCTCATATTTTAGAACACCTTGAAGCTGAAATAGGTTTAGAAGTCAATAATATGATTTATATACGCAGGGAAAGTGAAAAATCTACGTTATCTGCTTTGCCTGTAAGAATAAAAACAAAAATAATCTTGACGTTTTAATTATGGAAGTAAAGAACGGAATAATGATAGACGGAGTGCTGTATGAAGCTGTGAATTATTCAAATGGCTTTGAATGTACTACATGTTCTCTTCGTAAGGAATGTGAGGAATTAGAAAAGTGTTGTGATAAATGGATTTGTAATCTTATTGATTGCAAGTATTTCGTCAATCGTGGCAAAGTAACAGATATTAAAATAGATAAGGAGGAATAATTAAATGGATATAGTACCTATTGTAACAAAAGATAATCTTTCTAAGGAACAGATAGAATATCTGCAAAAGCAGCAAACAGAATATAAATTAGTTAATAAGATTAAGAAGAATCCGGGACATATCTTATTCTCTTTTAATCGAAAAACAAAGGAAATCAAGAGGGCTTCTATTATACATAAGGTTGCTCTTGGTTTGGATGGGCTTCCTGTAACCAAAACTGAAACGGTTATAGAACCAGATTGTTATTACGATCAAGCCTTAAATGAAAAGAATTTTAGAAAGAAATTGAAGAGAATTGGATTGTTAAGTGTTTAAACGATTTGAAAACAAGTAACTATGGGATTTACAACACCAGCGTTTATACGTAAAAATACACCGGAATTAAGGAAGAAGTTGGAAAAATTAGGGTACAAATCAAGAACAATATCTAATAACGATAAGTTGTGTTTAGCAACAACAGCAAATAATGTGTATGCTAAATACACAATCATCACAAATGAGATGTTTGATTCAGTAGACCCACATAGAACTTGGAATTGTGCTGGAAGAATTGATTGCGGAACCAACGAAGAACTTTTCTTAGCTATCTCTGCATTGAGAGATGATACAAATAAGAATCAGTGGTTTATAACAGATTCGCCTCTTAGCGTTTCTTATGATGATTCTATTGGCAACGATCATTATTTCACAGAATCCAAAGGCAGTATATTCTTTTGGGATGAAAATTGGGAATATACTACTATTATTTCAGGAAGCTATCATAAGGCTACCGTAAACGAACTTGTTGAACATTTTAAAGAAGGGGAGGAATAACGATGGAAATATTAAGAGAAGCAACTCCTATCGCTCGTAAAGAACATAGATGTGATTTTTGCGGTGACATAATCTCTGTTGGAGAAAAATATAACAGACAGACCAATATTTATGACGGAAGTATCTACGACTGGGTAAGCCACTGTGAATGCTCTCAATTGGCTTCTGAACTTGATATGTATGATGATTGTGATGAGGGGCTTGACGGGGATGGGTTTATTGACAATTTGAATCAGTACGTTTATGAAAATCATTACGATGATAAAATAGATGATATTGCGAAGGATTGGCAATTGTCACGTCACGAACTTGTAAGGAAAATATTGGATGAATTAAAAAAGGAGAAATAGCCATGACCGAAGAACTTGTAACATTAGAAACAGCGAAGATGCTGAGAAAGAAAGGGTTTAATGAGTATTGTAAAAATGTTATTGATATTAATAATATACCAAGGGAAACCTTATATAGAATTAATGATGATTTACCAAAACAATGCTTTTCTCAGCCTACACAATCCATTGTTCAAAAGTGGCTACGTGAAGTCAAGAACCTGCATATTGAAATATACCGTAACGCTTGTGGTATGGATATATCATTGTAAAAGCCAATAACGGCACATGGATGGAAGATGATGACGCCAAAGGCCCTAACGATGGTGGGAATTGGGATACCTACGAAGAAGCACTCGAAGAAGGATTGCAGGAAGCGTTAAAACTTATATAACCATGAATAGAAACGAATACCGGGAACGCTGCAAACATTACAGCCATTACAGCGGGCAGTGTTACAAAAAATCGTCCATATCAGGCATAGCAAACAATGTGCATGTGAATATGAAATGTGACGGTAAATGTCCTCGCATGAGGAATTACGATAAGAGAAACGGAATATTAATTGATAAAGAAATAACAGATTAATCTAAATGAATGCACTAAAACGCTTTATATTTATAATATTGTTTATGCCTATATGTACTATAAATGCTATCTATGATACTATGATGTTTATAGTCGAAGGCGACAATCACGAATGGTTTGTAATGCTTAATTGGCTGAGTAATAAATTAATAGATAATTGATATGGAAAAAATCAAATGTATAACTTTCGATAAAGCAGCACAAGATGTTTTGTCGGAACAAATCAAGGCTAAGATGAAAGCTAATATGAGCAAAGCCAGACGGGAAGAATACAAAAAGCTGTGTTATAACTTTGAGTATAAGTTTGGAGAATATATACCCAGTTGCGCATTAAAGTCTGGAGAATGTGATGAAGATTGTGAATACATGAGAAACTTTAAAAATAGTAAACATGAATTTAAATAAATTGCGCGATCGCGCCTATAAAACCGCCTGTGAACATGGTTTTCATGATGAAGAATTGAGTAACGAACATTGCCTCTGTCTTGTCATATCCGAGCTTATGGAAGCAGTGGAAGCAGATAGAAAAGGGAAATACTTCAAAGGTATATTGACTTTTGAGCGTGAGTTTAACCGTTATTCCGCATTAGTGGAAGAAGAAAAACGATTTAAGTGCTCGTTTGAAAGACACGTCAAAGATACAGTTCCTGATGAGCTTACCGATGCCGTTATCCGCCTGCTTGACTTGTGCGGATTGCGTAAGATTAAGCTGGAGAATGACTGTTTGGATGATGAGGTGCTTGAAGAATATTCGCACATATTCATTGGCAAAACATTTACAGAGTCTATTTTCAATATTACTAAAAATCTTATTGATAGAGATATATCCTACTCTCTAATTAATATTTTCGGGCTTGCCAAGCATCTGAACATAGATTTGCTCTGGCACATCGAGCAGAAGATGCGATACAATGAATTGAGGGAAAACAAACATGGAAAGATGTATTGATTATGAAAAAATACTATTACTATACTTATAGATCCAAGTCAATGAATATAAATTGTGGCTCATGTTCGATTGAAGATGGTTGTTTTGACGTGAATAGAATGATGAGGAAATTGTATAAAGAGAGCAAGTGCATATGTATTATCACTTTTTGGAAAGAAATATCCGAAAAAGAGTTCGAGGGGTTAATGGAGTTTTTTGATGAAGTTAATAATAGCCATGAGTAAAAAAAGGGATGCCTGTACATCCCCTTAAAACAGCATTACGCCACTTTCTTACTATCTACCAAGAAAGAAAAGTATTTGGAATGTTTTGGATATATCCGCTTACCGTTCCTTATGATATACCGACAGAAAATACGAGTTTTGCCGTTTTCATTTTGCATTTGATTTTTCACAATAACACCTCCTCTCCGTTTTGCCTACTAACCTGTATTAGCAAGCTTTAAGCTGCACCCTGTCAAGTGCAACTAAAAAAGCCCAAAGTTACAGGACATTGGGCTTAAATGTCTTTTCTCAATGAGAACGGACAAGAAAGGTGACGAATGACAGTTCGTCGGGTTGGAGGTGTTAATGCTCCAAATCAAATGCGGTACAAATATAGGTTTTAGCCTACAAGTAAGGAATTTTATTAACGATTTTAATAGTCAAATTAACACATGAGTAAACTCTACAAAGCAACCATTTTCGGCAAACCGTTCATGCTTGGATGGTTCAGCCATGCGGACAAATGGTATCATAGAATTGGAATAATATATTGAGACAATGAGAGCAACCGAAAAGAAACTAAGAGACAGACACGCCCGTCTGCCTGAACAATACAAGAAGGTAGACACGACAGTCAACGGAGATGCGGAACACCTGATAGAGGAGCGCAAACAGCTTGAAAAGAACTTGGTTCCTCTTCGCCTTAGCAATACTACCGTTATCTACGTAACAAGGGATAAGCAAAACGAAGCGTATGCAGCAGTGGCGCGTAAACGAATGGGGATAGCCGAACCCCGGAAAGTATTTGTTGACCCTCTTTCGCAGGAGAACATTACAAAGATGTACAAGGAGGACGGCATAGCTCCCCGCAGAATGGCCGAAATATTGAATGTAAGCGTCAGGACGGTGTATCTAAGATTAGCCAAATACGGGCTTACAAGAGTGAAATGCAGATAATTAAAACTTGTAATTATGAAAGATATTAAAAGAAAATACAGTTTCTCTGATATAGAGTTTAAGCCTTACTTTACAGAGGAAGAGGTAAATTTTATCAAAAAGCTGAAATTGATGAAAGATATTGATAAGTACATGCAGGGAGTGGTTGAGTTTGAGAATGGTTATGGCGTCAGTGTACTTTTAGGACAGCTGTTTCATTCAGACGGAAAAGACACATACGAGGTGGCCGTTACCTATGACGGCCATATAATCAACCGAGATAACGAGCAGTGGGTAGAATGCTTTTTGGACCGCTATGAAGTTGAGAAGCTGATGAACAATGTTGCCGGGCTTAATTCTATTGTTGTTGATTCGTTCGACAAAGGCGATTACTTGGTGTATAATTTTGATAAATATCATACATATATAGTCAGTCCGGGAAGAGAAAACATTTATTTGTTTGGTTCTTTTTACGAAACAAGAAAAGCCACCTACGAAGAAAGAGAGAAGATATTCGAGAGATTGAGAGAATCATTAATTTTTTAAACAAAAGCAATGGAAGATAATACATTAGACCAAAATCTTTATACCACCGCAATGAAAGAAGCGCTAAAGGTGGAGTTCTTGGAAAACAACGAAGAGATTAAACTATATGCCGCCTCGCTGTATAATGCGATGATATGGGGTAGAAATCATACAGTTAAAGTAAAATATTAAGTTTTTTATTTGGCGTTATAGAAAAAGGGCGTATATTTGCAGCGTTACACATATTTAGTGGCAGGCGGTTGTCTGCTTTGTGCAGGCATTTTTTATGCTTGTAAGTACGCTGTATATATAATACAACGGTCTGCAAACCTGTGAGGAAAGTTAACAGCTTCCCAACTGCCACTAAGGTATGTGTAACGACGGGTTAATTGCAGACCGTCTTCTTTTCTGCAATGCCATAAAACGTTACAAAAATGGCAAATGAATTAAATTCAAACAAGAAAACAATGAGCTCTCTTGAAATTGCAGAGCTCGCAGGTAGAAACCACAAAGATGTTATGCGCTCCATTCGTGATATGGAACCAGCATGGGTGAAAGAAGGTGGGCGCAATTTTGCGCTGACCTCTTATGTTGACCAATGGAACAGACAGCAACCATGTTACGAATTGGATTACAAAGAATGTATGTATATAGCTTCTAAGTTTGAAGATGGGACAAGGGCGAAGTTAGTCCTTCGTTGGGATGCGTTGGAAACCGGGAAAGCTAAGCCAATGATTTATCAATCTAAAATCAAGCGTGAACCAACTCTAACAACAAAAATTCGTGTCAGCCTTGAATGGATAAAAGGTGTGAGCGAAATGCTAAATCTTAATGATTCTTCAAAACTTGCATTGCTTGGAAAAGTAGCAGAACCATTAAACTTGCCACTTCCCGACTACACCCCGTCAAAAGGAATATTAAAATCAGCAACCGACCTATTGAAAGAACGGAAAACTCAAATATCCGCACGTGAATTTAATACGGTAGCAATAGAAAAAGGTTACCTGTGCGAACTGGAAAGAAAATCATCATACGGGCAAAAGAAGAAATTCAAGTCAATTACAGAGAAAGGTCTTTCTTTCGGAGAAAACCAAGTAAACCCGAACAATCCGAAAGGCACTCAACCGTTATGGTACGAAAGCAAGTTTGATGAGTTATTGGCCGTATTAGGGTTTCATTTCATAGGAGAAACTAACTAATAATATAGCTTATTGAAAATCAGAAAAAGGCAATAGGTTATTACAAGAAGGGGGTCTGTGCTTTACCGACCCCCACTGTAAATCAGCCTGCCCGCTTAAAACCTAAAACAAATATTCATCATGGAAAGAAATACAATACCCGCTAAAAAGCAATATGACGTCAGCGCAATGGGCGAATTTTTTAGAGACATTATAGCTCCTGAAGAACTTAGAAAGGAACTCGTAGAACTGGCGTTTGATTATGCGCAATACGTAGATGAAGGAAGCACAGATTTGTTTAAAAACAATATGAGTACCATATACATACTGTATAGGGCACTGGAGGATGTGAAAGAATTAGAGACACAGGGTTAACAGCATAGCCAGTTTTACCGCAACAATAAGCGGTATAGCATTGCAAATAACATCCTCGGCTATCTTTAGAGCACGTTCCATTGCATCATAGCAAGCAGTCGGCAGAACATCCAGTGCGGTAAGTCTTCCGACTGCTTAATCAATATGTCTAATTGTTCATTCATAGCTATATTTTAGGCACATGTAAGACCAAATTTTATTATCTCCCGGCATCCAATCTTCATCGTCAAACCAAAAGGCATACGCCGCTTCGATGTCCTAATTCTCATATTTCCAGTTATATCCTCCACACAAACATTTTTTACGGCCAGACGCATTGCGGTTTATATTAGAAGGCTTTAACCCAAGAGTTTCGCAGGCTTCTTTAATAGAATCCCATCTTTTAACGAGTACCCAATCTTTAGTATATTGCAAAATAGGTTTGTGTTTCTTTTTGTATGGTTCGTACACCGGAATTATATCTTTTGAGCGTGACCATAAATATCCACCACAGCTCTGTCGCCCTCTTAGTCCTCCACGACTAACTTCCGCAATAGTCATGGCTGTCAATCCCGTTACTCTGCTCGCCTCTCTTGCGCTTTCGTATTCTGCAATAAATTCTCTATTAATACTAAATTGATATACTCTCTTTGGAGCTGTTTTCCTTTTGCGCTCAATTTTGGTTTTTATAGATTTTCTTAACGCTTCATGCGTTTTTGAATTAGATTTAATGCTTTGTTGAGATAAAGGATTGCGCATATTTTCAGCATGAGTCACCCATCGCAGATTTTCTAACCTACAATCTGTTCGATTTGTATTAATATGGTCAACTTCAGGTTTGTTATCCGGATTGGGAATAAATGCTTTAGCCAAAATTCGGTGCAAGGAGTATTGTTTGCTTTTCCCATTTTTGCATAACGTAACACAAGGATAGCCAACAGAATTAATACCAATCCTCTTGAACCTTCCCTTAGAAGTGATGGCGATTCCGTTTTTCTGAATAATAGTACGCTGTAATGAGCGCACTCTGCCGAGATTGCTGACTTCATACAATCCCTCAAAACCCTTAATGGGGTTCCAAATTTCTTTTTGTTCCATTGAACCGACATTGTTAGTTACACCGACAAAGGAGAGTAAAGAAAGGCTGTTGGTTTGCCCTTGTCAATAGGTGGCTATTCCTATCTATCCTTACAATACAAAATTAACACTTTTTAACCACATACACACAAAACATGTCACATTTTATTCTTGCAACAAACGTAATCCCACGTTTTAGTCGCCGAACCTTTGTCGTTGGCACTCCAATCTTCATCAGCAAAGAAAAATAGATAGCCGATTTTTAGAATATCAGCATCTTCAAACTTCTTACAAAAATCGGAGTAGGCTAAATTGAATGCCACAAACCTGTCCCAAATCGTCGTACCGCTCGGGAATGTCATTTCTTTGGTAGCTTCCTCTATCTGATCTACCGTCCAATATCCACCCTTGTGTTCGTTGCCTTCCTTGTCTGTGTATTCCATATCGGCAACATCGTGCATGGCAAACTCCTCGTTGTAATGGCATCCGCTCATGGCACCGTACAGCTTCCTTAACGCCAGCCAATACTTTTTAGGCTCCTTCTCTTTCATCGGCTCCAGCACATCCGAAAGAATGCGGGTACTCTCTATCATTACAGCTTCACCCTTGCCTTTGCCGTACTTTTCTATCAATTCATAAATAGTCATAATCTTTTCCCTTTCTTTTAATTAAGTAGTATGTTTCTTATCTGAATATCCTGCTTGCACCTCTTAGCAACACCTCAAAAATGGCGTCCCCGGTAAGGTTTGCTCCCACCTCCCGCCAAAAATTGGGCTTGCTTTGCTTTCTGATTATTTGAAGCAGCAGGTCCTGCTGGCGAAGGTGATGTTCGTTGTTCTTTTCAATGTCTTTTTGTAAAAGTAAAAGAGCCTTGACACCGTCATCCTTGCAGTTACCTATACACTCGTTGAGGTATTTGTCCATGCAATACTTCATAATCTTCTTGTTGCCCATATTGTTATTTCTTTCCGCATGACGGGCATTTAACCGTCTTTACGGGCTTTGGTTTTACAATTACAAATCTTCCCATAACCGATCGTATTTTTTGTTTATATAAGCCAAAAGCAAATCAATCCATAGTGCGGCCAAAGCGCACAGAAAAGAAACAAGGATGCAACGAATAACCGGACCTCCGCATGCAATGCTGTAAGCCAGCGTGAGCCAAAAGCTGATACACTTGCTGCATTTCAGCTTCTCCGATAAGTGTCCTATCTTCTCCGGGTTTACCGGAACAAGTCTTTTCAAAATGCCTGCTATGGCATTGAAAAGTCCCAAATAGATGAACAGGCATACGGAAACGGTTATTATCATTGCATCCCCAATCATACACTACTTGTTTTTGGATGATTTGGTTTCGTTTGCTAAGCTTTCATCTTCACCAAGCAATGCAGCTACGGCAGGCGCAGGAGCAGGGCTTGTGACAGTCAGGCCGAACTCTATTTCCACCGCATTTGTTTTCGTGCAGCAGTCTTGTACGTTGGTAGGACTTACCAGCACATTAGGCGTAACGGTAAGTGTTGCGGATGTGGGTACTGTGGTTGAATAGAACGGTACGGTAATTGAAGTGAACACTGTATCCGTCTGCGGGCATACGTCACAATTGTTGCATCCGCATACGTATGGCAGATAACTTACCGAACCTACCAATTGGATAGACAGCGAATAAAGGTTTCCGCCTAAAGAATCAATAGACTTTAAAACGGCCCTCATGGTCCCGCTCAAAGGATATTGGGCGGTGATACAGATGTTCCGGTTGCGACACAGATAATGAATCAGGTCAATGTAATACATTATTGGGGATGGTGTCGTAGTCCCTGTGGCTACGGGGACAAGCTCCAATACGGAGGTTTGTCCCGATTTGTTTTTACAACAGCTCATAATGAATCGTTTTTTTATTAATATTATTCAGCAACGGGTTCCTCTGCTGATTGAGGGTATTTCTTTGGGTCTGCAACTTGGTGATTTAACTCTTTGGCAGGCACAGGTGCATTTGCTTTCAATAGCACATCGAGTTTTGCTTCAATGTTTATCAGCCGTTGTTCCGTAGCTATCAGGAACTTATTGTTTGATACTGCTATCTCGTAAATGGCTTGTATGTATTCGTTCATATTGTTTTGTTATTTAAAATATTTGATGATTTGATTTTTTACAAACAGGTTGTCTTTCCATTTAGGAACGCACTCTGTCAGCTTTTGTGCCGTTACCGCTCTTCCCTCGGCAGCATGTTCGTTTACAAAGTTCTGCAATGCCTTTGAGGCTGCATCCGCTTCTTCCTGCGTATCGGCATATACTTTAAAATTTATTTCAAATCCTTTCATAGTACATTTGTTTTAATTACAACGGAGGCAGAGGCGGTGATACTGGAGCAGCACCCGAAGGCGGCATTCCACCTCCTTTTTTCAGGCTTTTCAAGAACTCTATGCCTTGCATGATATCGTTCTGATTTTCTTTCACCCAGCCGAATATCGTTCCGGCAGTATCCCTTACCTGTTGCATGGTTGTGGGAGGGACAACATCAAACGTAGGCAGTTCTTCCATGTCCTTAGCGAGAAAATCATACAGCTTCTCCGCTTCCTCTACGTTTCCTTTGGCTATCATCAGAGTTTGCATTTTCAGTGCAACCTTACTGGTAGGCTTTATCATTTTCAGCATTTCCATATTGTATTTTTTCTTTCTCCAAAACATAAGTAGCAATGTTTTTTGTAAAAAGGGAAAGGCTTAGTGCGCCCTTCCCCGATACCGAAATGCAATTAGCCGTTGCAAGGACATCCGCAAGGCTGCGGTGCGCTGTACAATGCTACGGGCTGCGGACACATCTGTGAGCGACCAGTCAAACGGTCAGCCACGATCTGTGCTTCTGCCTGTGCGTATGCGCTTGCTCCTGCTCCCGCCAAAGCGTTAGCCGTAGCGCCTGTCTGAACATTTACGTAGTCAATCATGCGAGGTTGCTGATTTACACGTTCTGCGCGTTCTGCAATAGCCAGTTGAGCCAGTCGGTCAATGTCTCTTTGGTTAGCTTTGCTTCCCTGTGCGGCATAAACGCCACCGAAAATCCAAGCTCCGATACCAGTCAACAAGGCTGCACTACCGATAGTGATAGCTGCAATTGATGTTCCGCTGGGTCTCTTCGCTGTTTTTTCAGCCACCATGAAGTGTTCGTAGGAACTCATGTCGGTTCCGTCGGACATGGCTTTCATTGCCATTAAATCTTCTGCTGTCATAGTCATAAAATATTTATTGTTTCAAGGCAGCCCGATGTAGGCTGCATGACAAAGGACAGGATAAGTACTATGCCACCGAAATAATACCTTGCGAGTTCATTGCTAATTCATTGCTCGCATCCAATGCTAAAAAATCACAATGATAGAAAAATAGTTATCTCATCCTTTGTGATTGATAGAATTATAGTTATCTTTGCAGCGTTATCCACATGACTGATAAGTCATTTCGTTTAATTTTAAATCTTAGTGAATGAAAGTTTTAAAAGTAAAGGCTGTGATAGCCTTATTAGAGGCGAAAGGGTGGAAACATATTAGGACTAATGGCGATCATAGAATTTTTAGGAAAGATGGCGAACCTCGCCCGATTCCTATTCCTGGAAATCCTAATGATGATTTAGCCATTGGAACACTTAAATCAATTTTCAGACAAGCCGGTTTAACAGAAGCTGACTTGAATGAAATTTAATCCACTCTTTAGGGAACAGCAGGACAATAGCCAGTCCTGCTTTCTTTGAAGAGAGCAAAAAAGGATATTATTAACGAGTAATAAATTATGAAGTATGAAACCGCTAACCGTTATCATCGAGAAAGCAGAAAATAATTATTCTGCTTATATCCAAGAAGTAGATGGTATTGTAGCAACCGGAAAAACCGTAGAAGAAATTAAAGCGGGCATCATCAACTCTATTAATGTATTAATAGAAGATTGCAAGGAATTTGGTGGTGTTATTCCTGTTGAACTTCAAGGAGACTATGAATTGTCGTTTAAAATGGACGTAAAATCATTACTCCAATTTTATTCCGGCATCTTTACAAAAGCTGGTTTAGAACGTATCACCGGAATAAACCAAAAACAATTATGGCATTACGCATCCGGAATGAGAAATCCCCGTCCGGAACAAACTTTAAAAATAGAAACAGCGCTTCACAAATTAGGTGAAGAATTATTGGCTATAAATTTATAACGCTGTTCCCTTTCCGCTTCTAAAAGCCCTCATTGAGAAATGGGGGCTTTAGCATTTCGCCAATATCATATATACCACTCTTTATGCTCCACTTATTCATTTTATTTTCAAAATGATTGCGTATATAATTAACCGCCTGCCGGGTTAACCCCGTATTCTTGGATATATCCTCGTCCGTCAGATATTTAGACAGAAAATATATTAAAATATAACGTGCGTCTACACATTCCTCCTTATTGCTTTCAATCATATCCAATTCTCCAACCCCCGTATGCCTACATACCGTAGACATCATAATCTGATACAAATCTCCTGTTTTCATATTATTCTGCTTTAAAACATGTAATTATTAAAAACAAAAATCACAACCCGGTGTTATTAAACTCGAAAGCCTCGTAACAACTCGGATTGTGATTGTTGTCTCTTGTGTTCGTTTCGCAGACAGAGGACAAGAGATAGGGGCTTTCTTTCTACTCTAAGCCCCGAAAGAGCGTCAGCTAAAGCCAACTTCTACACTTATTTCTTTTTTATCCTTATGGCAAGCCAAATAACGGCCAATGCGACACATGCAATGTTTAGCATCATGCTCGCACCTCCGTAATTGATTTTAAACCGTTCCCACCATGATAGTTTTCTTTCCACAGGATAAGGCTTTGGCACTTCAATTCTTCTTATCTTTTCAATGAAGTAAGGTATCTTGACCGTCACCGTAGATTGGGGATAGATGCCTAATGAGTGGTTCAATATCCCCTTATTCCAAGACGCATAACTATAAGCATACGGGTTATGCAGGAATGACACAGTATCGCGGGTAGATACGCTGTCTTTATAAGGTATCAGCTTCTCCTGAAACGTTGTATCGTGGTAGACTATACTGTCAAGCACTTTGGTTTCAACAGGCACATAGATCGTCCTCGTTCGGCACGAAGCAAACACGAACACCAGCAGCATAGCCAGCAATCCAACAGACGCCCAAAACAATAGATTTCTTAGTTCTTTCATGGCATTATCCTTTGAAATACACGACTTTACCCTTTGTCCCGTCATTACGCATATCAAGATGCACCCACGTAACATCCTGCTCCAGTCTGACAGGATACGGAAGAAGTATTTGGTTTGCCTTAATCCAGTTGCGGACCTCAAGATCCGTCATGTCCTTTACATCGAAATCAATGCCCGTACCTTGTATGTGTGCCGATACGTACACTTTTTCAAGCCTTGTCTTTTCTGCAACAAGCTGGCAGACATTGCATCTTAACCCTCGTTGTGTCAGATTACCGCCTACCTGCCAATTATTCACATAGATAGGCTTGCCAAGTTTCTCCCTGATAACAAGCAGTGTTTCCAACAGGCGGTTATCGAAGAACTGCCAAGCGTTATTACCGAACTTCTCGTACACGTGCCGGCATACAAGTTCCTGAATGTCGAAGTAGTCTTTAATATTCATTTCTTTTCCTCCTTATCTTTCGTTATTATCTCGCTAACATCTTCCTTATCAACATTAAAAACCTTTTTGCAGAATATGCCCAAAGCCTTTAATATGTTGAAATCATACCCCTTAGGCTTTAATATGTTGCTTATAATAGAACAAAACTCTATAAAGCACACAAAGAGACAGGAATATATATCAATGTTCCACTTGTCTCCGGAAGCAATGTTTATCATCACAACCATGCAGACAAAGGCAAAGTAAGTTACCATTTTACCCATAGTACGGCGTATGGCTCCGGAGAAACGTACTTCCTCATTCATTAATAAACTCTTTCTAACTCCAAACGCCAAATCGCAGATAATAACTGAAAATGATACTATCAGCCAAGGTATCATATGCTCCAATGACTGCATAATAAAGCTGCTTGCTATCACCGCGAATCCACCCGGTATGCTTTGGGTAACAATGTTTTCTTTCATTTTATCGTTATGTTTAAAATTCTTCCTATCTTTGTGTCACGTACAAACTGTAAGCGTAAATTTGATTAATCAGGCAGACTTTAGTTATCAAGATTACTGTTCGTATTAAATGGTCTGCCTTGCCCGCCTTATTCGTGAGAACAGGACGAGGTTTTTATAATATATCTTTTAATACGTTTCATTTCGTTTCTATATTAATTTCTTTATCTTTGCAGACAGCATCAATAAACTAACTACTGTGCATCCCCGTTTGGCTCGTGAGAGTGGAACGGGGAATTTGCTTATTTGTTTCATCGTACTATCTGCAAGTTATATTCACTGTCTGAACATCCATAGTTACGAATGAACCTTTATTGTCAGAGGTAGCCTCAAAGACCAAATAAGAAGCGGTGCCGGACCTTAACAGGCTGCTGAAAACCAAATAGAACTCCTGATACTGTCCCTCGGTTGAAGAAGGCTCTATATATATCTGACTGATATTCTGCAAAGAACTATTTGCGGGTTGTCCGAACTGGCTGCTTTGATATGTTCCGGCCACAACAGAGCATCTTATTTTTATGGTCCCTTCTCCTGAAGAAGGCGTGAACGATGAGTTTTCAGGAATAATGTACATCCCCTTCGCCTTACGCTCTATCTTCATCCTTACACAAAAATATCTTGTGCCTGAAAAAGAGAAAGTAAGGTCGCTGTCTCTTGAATACCAAGTAGGATTAACCAACGTAAACGCCACATAGGTAAGGCTTGCCCGGCGGCTGAAATAGTTTACTATGCTAATCCTTTTGAAAAACGGAGTATCGCTGCCATTCCATGGAGCTACAATGCCCGTTCCGCCCTCGGCACTTCCACTTGAGCTTATTTTCTGAACACCCATACATACATACAGCGACCGCCCGACAAGCTGGCTTGTATTCTGCATTATCTGCGAAAGCTGGATCTTTATATATTCTGCCCAGTCGGTAACGTTTGCAATATCTTGCCCTGATATTTGTTTGTAAGTCGGAGCGTCCATTACATAAAAAGGCATACCCGTTTCCAAGTAGCATTCAACAACAAACCTATATCCGGAAGATGTCGTAAAAAAGTCCCTGAAATTAAAATCGGACCCCGAATTTATCATGCAAAAAGCAGTGAAGCTATCTTCATCAAACATATTCAGTTCCGACTTATAATTAGTTATGCCTGTTGTAAACGGCTGGACAGCCGCGGTATTGTACCCTTTGAAATCACCAAGTCGGTAAGGCTCACCCTGTCCGCCTCTCGGAAGCTGATATTCCCAGTTGGGGTAATTTGCTTGAGAAGGGTTTGTGGTAATTTCATAAGCCATTTTATTGAAATACACATATCCCGCCTTCAATGTTGGGGTAACCATTCCCCACATACACCCGTCCGCACGTGTAGGGTCTGTGCTATAATCAAGGTTGAAGTTTGTTGCCTTTCGGTAAGGTTTGTACTTGGCCCACTTGTTGATGTTAGCCCTCGTTTGGAAGAATGTTATCACCTCATTAGTGACACTTCCCCCCGCAGCGTTCAGTACGTCACGTATGTTACCTGCAAGGTTGACATCGGTATTAGGTACAATAGCCATATCATACCTCCTTCCGTATAATGGTGATACCACCAGTAACAGCAATAGACATATCACTGTCACCGTCAATCTCGTAGTCTCCATGTACGACCCTGTCCGCTTCATATAGGCTTTCATCTGCATAACAAATTAGGGAATCCCCCCCCGATATATTGCTGTAAATCAGCAAGTTACCCTTTATTAATAAATCAACTTTAGTCATCTATCAATACTTTATAATTATACATTGCGTTATATACAGAAGGAGCTATCACTTTTTTGTATTGCTCTGCTACTCTTTTTATATACGACTCCTTTTCTTTTTTATAGGCTTCGAAAGCGTCTATTGGGTTGTTATATAGACCTAAATACAATTTAACCCTTTTCCCGTCAACTGTTTCTCTTATAGTAGACATGAACTTTCCTTTTATATAGCTAACGCCAATAGGATACTTTCCCCTATTTCTACGAGAATTGGTAAATACGCTGTTGATAAACATTGGAACGAAACAGCATGTAGATGGTGAATATATTTTGTTTCCTTTTACAAGAATATCTTTATCTATTTGGTAACCGGAAAAATAATATTCTTGTTTTTCAAACCATTCTTTGAAATTATTAAAATTCGACCATTCCTCGCACATGCTTACATTTGCATAACAATAGTTTCTATTGTTAAATCTTTTTCTTCTACATCTGTCAACAATTCCATTCCATATATATTTTGCCGTATATTCATCCTTATTTCCGGGATTTAATCCTTCTGTTGTTGAAATTTCAAATCCGACCTTTTTCATGACACAACCCCTTTCTGATTACTGAACCATTACTTCTTGGATTTTGATTATATCATCTACCTTGAAGTCATTGCTGGAGATGAATTTACCGAAAGCATCTTCTGATAGTTTTTCATACTCCAATTCATGCTTTCTTTCCGTTTCTTCTTTCAGGCACTCTTCCAACTTCTTGTAGTATTCGTTGAAGAACTTGTTGATTTCCCTACGCTCATCTTCTGCCAAAGTGGTTTTATCGCCGTCCTTTTGCCATTGCTGGGCTTTCTTCTGCATCTCCTCGAAGTTTTCCCCCTTTAGTTTTTCCTGCGCGTCTTTCTGAAAATCGTCAAAGTCGGCCGCAATAGGTTTGAGCTTTCTTACCGCCTTAATCACAATGAACTTATCCTTATCTTCCATTTTGGTAAGTTTGCTATCATTAAGGAGCTTATATACCGACAGGACGGTATTCGTTGTCATTTCCTTTTTTGATTTTTTATTTTCGCTCATTTTATTATTCTTTTAATGTTGTACAATTACAATGAAACAGGCTGTGCGGTAGCTATCTTGGCTTTCGTGTCGGCAATAAAGGTATTGACGGCCGCGGTGATGTTGCACTGCTCCTGCTTGTCTCCCACGTTATGGTTGATGCTCAGGTTCTCGTTGCCGTAACTGTTGAAAGTAGCCACCTGTGAGCCGTCTTTCTTCACTGTGCCTGAATTGATGCTACCTACAATGCCGTTGTTTATCTCGGCATCCGCTTCAATGTCATAGACCTTAGATTCGTCTACGGAGTTATTCACTCTTACTGTTGCTCTCACTAACTTTTCATAAGCCACTTTTTCAGCAGCGGTTGTTGATGTACTCATAACTTTTGTTTTTATTGGTTTACTATTCTACTATTATCATATTGTCATTTGCATCAACTTGCATCGATGCGATTTTCATTTGGGAAAGGCCGATGATACCAAGTATCTCTATCCCGGTCTCACGCTCTATGCTGCTTCTCACGCCTGATATGTCGGTAATGAGGAACTGCGGAATATCTTTCCCGCCAAACCGCACAAGCGTATTGCAGTAATACACATCTTCCATTTCACCGCCGGCACCAACAAGAGAACCGGGGTATTTGCGTCCTCTCACGATGTCGAACTTCTTTACCTTGTCCTCGGCAATAAGCCCAACACTCGCACCTGTATCAATAAGGAAAAAGCCTTTCTTCCCGTTTACCTCGGCTTCAATGATAAGCCGCTTGTCTGATAATGATTTGAACTGTTTCATGGTCTATTATTAAGTTAATAATACGTCTTAAAACGAACCGCTTGCTGGCGGTGTGTTGCTTATATTCAATGATTTGGTTATCTCATTTCCTGTATATGAAACATACAAATACCAATAGCCATACACATTCGTCTTGGTAGTGGTGTAGAAATTGTTGTTAGTAAATGAGGTAATCGTTTTTGTCTCACCGGGTGCAATTGATATACTGGTTGAGCCGACATTCCATATTGACACATTCGAGACATTAGTCATGTTGCTTCCACTGAATGAGCATCTAAGGCCTGAAACACTTGTACTAATATTGCCATTGTTCTTAATTACGATACTGGTTAAATATAGCCTGTATCCGTTGCCATAGTCTGCTCTCGCATAGTTGGCGGTAACCACCAACTGTGCTGCCTGCTTAACTATGGTGACTGTCGAGATAGACATTGTAAGTGGAAGACATTTTACCGTTTGATAACCGTTCCCGTCAGGATTTGGAAGCGAACTCGATTCTATGAGGAACGGCATTAACTTATAGGTTCCATAACAGTTCCTATCATTGATAGTAATAGCAGTCTCATGGTCTCCACCCTCTGTATGGGTATGGACTTTTACCTGTTCGATAGCATAGAACGTTCCGTTGTCCCCTTTAAGGATTACTCCGAGATAGCAGTTATCTGCTGACAGAATCAATGTTCCGTACGGGTCTCTATTGTCAAGATAGGATATGTTCAGCCAATTTGGATGTGAACTCTTTCCCCTCAGATTGACATATACCGCTACCCATGTATTGTTTCCGCCCATTGTTAAGTTTGTTTTGCTGGACGGATATATAGGTGCGTCCGCAGTCCCGTCATAGCCCCTGAAATCATCTAACCTATAAGGTGAGGAAGCGCCACCAGTTGGCCTATCATACGTGTAGTATGCTGAAAGTTCCGCACTTGTCCTGTCGATGAATGCCTTGCAAGCACCAAACTCGGTTTGCCATGGTATGTTTCCGATGCCATAGTTCTTAGTTGCCCTCTCTGCATCCGTCAAGTCGAAGTTTTTTGCGTAATTTATAGGCTTATACTTCGCCCATTTCCTAATATTAGCAGCATCTGTAAAGAACGTTAAGCAGTCATTGGAAACACTCCCCCCGTATGCGTTGAGCGTATCGCGTATATCCTCTGTTTTAAGGTTTGTACTCGGTAATATATTATACACTGCCATTATGCCGCCCTCCTTTCCAGTTCGATAATACGGTTCATCATTTCTTTATTGCTATCTTTCAGCTCCTTGTTCTCTCTTTCAAGAAATTCTATTCTCGTTTCGTGGTTATTGAAGTCCTCTATCAAAAATCTTTGGAAATGCTTTGCGATAGACAGTACGCATGTAGTTGCAAGCACATCATAACTCATTGTGAAGAAGCCCTCATTGTCTGTGTCTGTCACCTGTGGAAGAAATGCGTTCCAATACTGAGCGCTCGTTCCTGCTCTGACCTTGCATTTTTCATCTTTCTTGAAAATGTAATCGAAAAGGTCAGCATTTGCCATTACGTCAAGAGGTACGATGATGCTGTTCAGGACGTTCTTCTTTCTTAAGTCGGAGTACATGGTTATTCCGCCATAGGTGAGAAGATTACCCGGGCAAATAGTATTGCCACTTCCATCCAGCAGAGTTAAAGTTCTTGTAATTGACGCAAACTTACCTGTGTATTGCCTTACATAGATAGGTTCTGTGCCGTCATCCGCTGTTGCAATCTCTACCCAGCCTTGATTTGACGGGCCACCGCACCTGATACGGAATAAGTCATTATCTGCTATTTGCTGATATAGCAAGTCACGCTCGTTGCCACCTGAAAGAGTTTCTAAGTAGATAGTTCCATTTACTCCAATATCTCCATTTATATAAAGCTTTTTACCTGATGTCGATGTAGTGCCTATGCCGACGTTGCCGCCACCCATACAGCAAATTAAGTTATTAGGAGAAACATACTGTAAGTGCAGACTATCGACATAATTATTTATCTCATTAGATCTTCCGCTATCATTTCCGTTGTTATCTGTCTCAATGCAGATATTAAGAAACTTAGCCCCTCCTGTTACATTCCCTGTGCCGTCAAAAGGCTTACTGAATATTGTGCGAGGGGTTTGCAACTTGGTGGCGGAGTAGACATTGTCATCAAGTGTGGCTAAAGTTCCAGTTGCAGCAGGTAGAGTTATCGTATTATGATGATCCCCTTGTGTTTTTATTCTGCAAGAAAAATCAGTAATCATGCCTGGCTCTTCGTGAAAATCTATAAATTTCCCTATTTCTAATACTCCATCTCCTCCAATGTAACATATTGAATTCCATTGCCCTTGATTCAAATGTTTGCCGTCCAACAAATCCGCATCCAGCCCTGAACCTGAACCATCATTGCCGGCATCCCAAACTTTATACCCATTTTGATATATTGCAGGAGCTTCAAAATATTCTCCCCCTTGTTCTCCGACAAGAATTAGACCTGCTGGAGCACGATAGTTATCATAATCATTATATACCAGCTTAACACCTTGCCCATTTGCTATTTGTTCTCTGAATGTTATACCTATTGAGCCTGAATATGAGGGACGTTCTGATGTGTGAGCGAAAACCAAATTTCCTGTCATCGCATCCCCGGCCTTGTTGACGTAGCGGTTATCCAGTTCGGCAGAATAGTTATTTGTAGTAAGTATTTTATATCCGTCAATTCCCCACCTATCACCATAATATCCAAGCCTTGATAATACTGATCCTTTGCTATTAGCTGCTCCAATTAAGGCGTGATTATCATCATCCCTCATTATTAGCTTTACGTCAGACTGTGTATCAATAAATACTGTCTGTCTAAATTCCTTAGTTCCGTATATTTGTTGATGTGTGTCAATTGTTACCGCATCCGTAATCCCATATCCCCCCAGCGTAGTAGGATGAGAGGACAACTCACCAAACGAATAACTCGGCTTGTTCGGCTGCTTGGCCCAAGAATACACGTCACTTGCCGGCAATGTGGTTGGGTAATTAGGCAATGTAATAAGCTTCGTGGTTTCATCAGGGGAATAGGTTGTGCCGTTAAGGATAATCCCGTCTACCGAACCACCGCCAACACCGCCTATTACGCTTAATACACCACCCTCTTTTGACAAGGTGGTATTGTCAATCGGAAGCGCATCAAGAATGGTTGATGCCGTATGACTGCCTTGTGCAAACATGGTAAGACTACCTGTCAAAATCAAATCACCGTCTAACTCAACCACTCCGTCAGAATGCTTCTTCACAAGTATATCACCGATATTTAAGCCGTTTATGAATGACTTGATACCTGTAATGTCCTGTGCACCCGATTTGGTTACGTAATCGGCTAATAGCCCGGATATGTCGTTTTTGGTGTAGGCGTCTGTGATGCCATAGCCTGCAAGGGTGGTGGCCTTATCCGCCTTAACGGAGAGTAATTCAGCTAACGTGCTTGTCTGCGTCTGACCTGCAAGGAATGATTCAAGCTCTTTCCATTTATTGATGATACCGTCAGTATCAGTCCCCTCCAAGAAGTTATCTACCTTAGCGGATAATTGAGACAAGGACGATGAAGTAGCATAACCGCTAAGTGTGTTATTAACCCATTGCTCCGTAGCATAACCGCTTAATGAAGGATAATTAGGCAAGGTGATTATTCCGTCCTCATTAGGAGTGTAAGTGTTACCATTTACCACTATACCATTGGCAGTACCCTTTCCACCTGTTGAGACAAGCTTTCCGTCAACCCACTGAATCGTCACACCGTCTATTGGGAGACCTTCGTAGATTGAAGGGACTTGAACGTCTGCGCCTGCGTACATGGTTACTCCGTAGGCGGTAATCAACGGTTTGGTTAAGAACAAGTATTCCTCTCCGTTATCGTCAACCCTCTCTTCAAGGTTTCTGTCCCAAACGACTTTGTCAAGCTTCTTTCCGAGAAAATCATCTATCTGATCTCTCGAATAGCTGTCACTTCCATTACCGCCAACTCTTGCAACCTTATCCTTATTTGTTTTTATGAAGATAGCAGGGTCTTCATCTGCATTACATACATATATTTCCCCGTCATTAAGTCCGTCGAGCCCGTTTCCGCCCGGAGTAGATATATTAGGAGCTTTAGCCCTGTTGTTTTCAAGGTCGCTCCCATGCCAATTTATTTTATTTACCCTCTTCTTTATCATACTTCCACTGTTGTTACGTTAGTAAAAGCTGATTTGTCAGCCTTGAACTGCAATAGCTGCCCGTCTGTGGCATTATCAATCACAAATGCCCCATATAATGGCGGAGATGCTGGTTCGGGAGTACCTCCGATACCGGCAATATCATTATATTGTTGTTCAAGAGCGATCGAGATGTAGAATAATTGGCTTGATTCAATAACCTGTGTAATTTCAGGTACTGAACCCTCGGAACGCACGAACTTCGTCCCGTCAATTTCTACCATTGAAAGGCATAAGATGCGGTTTAAGTGTTTGGCAAACCAATATGGCACGCCTTTTGAGCTTCCGATTGTAAGGGTATAAACATCATACGGGACTGCGTATAACTCCTCTATCTCCTGCATCTGATTGCGGTATTGCTCGTTGCTTATATGAGAAGTGTATCCTTCCGGCTTAAATCCGGCTTCTACCCGGAACTCAAACACCTGTTGAGTATCGTTTATCCAAAATATGTTATCAAAAGCGGAATTATTACTCTTGTGAGAATACCTGATAAGCGTTGTTTCCTCTAATATAATATCAGAGGAGCACACCTCGAATGGCTCTGACGCATTACCATTGACAGTAACCGTATATTTTGCATCATCCAGCCCGCTAAGGACTGCATAATGCATTAATACGTTATCATTTTGATTGTATGTAGAAAGAGATACAGGAGTAGAGGTCTCGGCGACAAGGTTGTTAAGTGTTACTGACACCTCCTCCGAAGCGCTCGCAAACACCTGTATATGGATTTTATCAGAAGTGTGGAACCTCTGAATGTAGTCCATTTCCAGCCCAAACTTATTTTTTATAGGTGAGAAAAAAAGAGGGCAAACATCACCAACCTTTACCATGTCTTTTCGTCCTTTTTACGGTGACGTGCAACTTTACACGTCCTTTGCAAATGTACATACTATTTAGAATAATTCCAAATAAGAACCAATAAATTAAATAAATTATTATCTTTGTATCGCCATGTGATGTTGCATGGAACTCAAAATCAGGACTTATGGCAAACGAATTTGTAATTACAGATGTAGTAAGCAAAGAGGCTTTACAGCAGCTAAAAACATTATCACTTGAGTTTGATTCGGCAAAAGGTAAGTATGTAGAATTTGCAAACACATTAGCGGCAAGCTCAAAGACTAATCCAAAGACTTTTGACGAACTTTCCCAAAAAGCACACGATTATACATCCATTCTTGAAAAACTGAACAAGACACAGGAAAGAATGGAATCCATTCAGACAAAGCAGTTGACCGTATTGCGGCAAATATCCCAGCAGTTTAACTCTATGTCAAGTCTTCAAAAACTAAACATCCTGTTTGAGCAATTTTCTAAAAACGTAAAAAATGCAAGCGATATGCTTGCCGGGCTTTCTTCTTCTTCCAATCAAGTTGCTTCTGCACAGGAAAATGCAGCCAAGAGCACACAGACTGCAAGCGATACGATAAATCAGGCATCCGCTCAACTTCAAGCAGCCAACATGAATTATGCTTCCATAATTGATACGGTACAGGCTTACGATAGTGAAGTGACTAAATTAACAGCCGACACCATAGCCAATAAAGAGGCTATGAATAAAATTAATGCAGATGTTAAGTCTCTTGAAAAGTCATATGAAGACGGGAAAATATCCCTATCCGAATATACAAAACAATCTGCTATATTAATGCAAAGACATGCAGAATTGATGGCTCAAAATAAGCTGCACTCTGCACAAATAAGAGCTCATTCCACTTATATAATATCCGCTTCCGGTAGTTATAATGAAATGAACGCCGCTATGCTTGAACTGCAAAAAAGGTATAAGGCGTTAAGTGAAGCTGACCGGGAAAGCAGCATAGGGAAAAACCTTATTTCCCAAGCCAATTCTTTGAACAACAAATTAAAAGAGATAGACGCACAATTTGGGAACTATCAAAGAAATGTGGGTAATTATGCGTCCTCATGGAATGGATTAAATGTACAGACGCAACAATTATTGCGGGAACTACCGTCTCTTACAGTGAGCTTCAACCAGTTCTTCCTTGCTATCTCCAATAACTTACCAATGTTTGCGGATGAATTAAGAAGAGCAAGCGAAGAATTTAAACGGATGAAAGCTGAAGGATTAACCGCAATTCCTGTTTGGAAACAATTGTTAGGTAGTATCTTTTCTTGGCAGGCTGCACTTGTAATAGGTATAACATTGCTGTCTGCGTATGGTTCGGAGATTGCAAAATGGGTAGGAAGTTTGTTTAAGGGAAAGAAAGCATTAGATGAAATCATTTCTGCTCAAGATAAATTAAGGATAGCGCAGAAAAGGGCTATCCATGATACTATGGAAGAACGCATTCAATTGGGCTTGTTATATAAAGCTGCTACCGATAATAACAGATCTATTATAGAGCGTATTGCAGCTGCAAATGAATTAAAAAATATATCACCCAAATTATTTGACAATTATACAAAAGAACGAATAATGATAGGAGATGCTAAAGATGCATATAAGCTATTAACAGACCAAATTATCGCTACTGCCAAAGCTAAAAGAATAATGGGAGAAATAACAAAAGCTGCAACAAATTACGAGGAGTCCGAGTTTAAGCGTCTTAATCAAGTTTATACTGTCGAAAAAGCACGTGCAGAATATCAGAAGTTTGTAGAAGCAGGATTATCAAGAACGGAAGCAGGCATAGATGCAAAAAAGAAGCTTGAAGCAGAAAAAGCGATATTGAAATCTTTAAAAGAGCAAAGCAATGAGTATAAGAACCAAATAAATGATTTAGAGAAATTAGTAGATGTAGGAGCATTGGTTAACGATCCGGGAAAAAGCGATAAAGCTTATGAAGAAGCCAAGAAGAAGGCAGAAGAATATGCCGAATACATTAAAAAGATAACAGAGGATTTAGCTAAATCAAGGATTGATTTAATTGCTGACGGCAGAAAAAAGGAAATTGCCGAGGTTAGCAAAGAGTATGAAGATAGGATTAAGGAGATAAAAGGCAATTCTGAAAAAGAAATTGAATTAAGGAAAAACCTTGAAACGCTGAAAGGAAAAGCCATTGCGGAAATAAACGATAAATACGACAAGGAGCTTCTTGAAATAGAGAAAGCAAATCTTGAAAACAGATTGGCTTCCATTGGCGATAATTCCAATGAAGAATTAGACAAAAGGCTTAATCTCCAAATCCAACTTAATAATATGATGCGTGATGCTGAAATAAATGATGCGGAGAAGAACGGAAACGATGTCGTGGCAATACGTATGAAGTATATGAAAAGGGAGAACGATTTGATTATGCAAAACCTTGAAGAAAGATTTGGAATGATTGAATCAAACACCGATAGGATGATAGATAGGCAGGAAACAGCCGCTTTGGAAGAAGCTAATTTGCTTAAAAAGCAGTATGCCAATGGAGAAATTGGTAAAGAGGATTACGAAAAACAGCTGTATGATATTGGAGTAAAATATGCTAAGGCCCGTCTTGAAACACTTATGAAAGAAGTAGAGGCTGAAATGGCACTTCTTGATCCGAATAGTGAAAAATATCAAGACTTGGAAGATAGGTTAATCAATCTTCAATCACAGATAGACGGAATAAACTATGATGATGCCACTAAGAAACGGGAAGAATGGATAGACAAGTTTAAAGAGGGTTTGTCAGGGATGAACTCCGCCGCAAGGGATGCGCTTGGTGAAACGGCAGGAATATTCGAGGGGTTATCTGATATAATGGCTGATGTAGCAGAAGAAGGCAAATTAAGTTTTGAAAACATGGCGCAAGCCGTAGGAAAGATAGTATCAGGCATCACTTCGTTAATGACAGATATATATGATGCTCGGATAGAGAATGTTGAAAAAGAACAAGAAGCCAACGATGAAGCATACGACAAGGAGATAGAACGTATAGAATCACTTGAAGAGAACGGAGCTATTTCCACCGAAGAAGCGGAAGCCCGCAAACGTGCTGCCGAGGATAAAACGGCTGCAAAAAACGCAGAACTTGAAAAGAAAAAAGCTGCATTGCAGGAGAAGCAGGCTAAATGGGACAAGGCAAATTCTATTGTTCAGGCGGGGATAGCCACCGCTTTAGCTATAACAAAAGCATTACCTAATTTAGTTCTTGCCGCTTTGGTTGGTGCAATGGGCGCTGCTCAAATTGCTGTTATTGCTGCTCAGCCCATTCCCAGATACGCAAAGGGTACAAAGGATCATCCGGGAGGATTGGCTATTGTGGGTGACGGTGGAAAGAAAGAAGGTATCATAACTGATAATGGATTGTTTGTTACGCCCGATAAGCCCACATTGGTAAATCTACCGGCGCACGCACAGGTAATTCCGGACTTGTCTTATATATATGACAGAGACGGCCTAACATCCGATTATGGCATGATAGAAAAGAAGCTGAAAGATATGCGAGAAAGTGGCATAGTAGTCAATGTAAACAATGATTACAGCAGCCTTGAAAGGGAAATGAAAGGCAATACAAGGCAATTGCAGAACATCGGAAGAATGATGAAAAAAGCTAACCATATCGCAGATTACAACTGGATTTCAAACCGTATATAAACTATTGGATATGATATACAATGATTTAAGTAAGATATCCCTTTCCCGTTTCATTGACATCTTTCTTGGAGATATTGACAAGGTTGTTCAAGGCGATTCGCATAGCATAAAAGAAAAGGTTTTGGCTGCCGAGAAGCTGTGTAATGAATACTTGTCAATCATAGGCGGTAAATCAGCCGTTGCGCAGATAATCAGGAGAAACGAAGTCCTTAACATTCAAATACGGCTGAACTGTTTTTCCATGTGCGAAAAATTGATTTCGTCCGGGGACTGGGATGTAGTAGTTAGCATTATGGGAGCTTTAGGATACAGGTTCAAAGAAGATGAACACGAAAAGATAACAAACCGGATAAAGAGCGTTTCAGCTTCCGATAATTACAGACTGGCAAAGCTTCAGGAATCGGCCGCAAATTCCGGTAAGGTTAAAATGGATAGGGATTATTTCACGAAGGAAAGGGTTTCTCTCATGTCTCATGTAAAGATGCACATTGATGAGAACACTTTTTCTGCCAAAGAATATGCCTATATGGTTAGACGCATGTGTGACGAGATAGATGCTTTGATTCGTTCAACTTCAAAAAAGAAATAAGATGTATTATAGATGTGAGTTGCTGGTAGGAGGTAATGTACATGACGTAACAAATGACCTTGTCAATTGGGATGATGTAGAGATGTCTTTCAAGAGAAATGACTATGACGGTGTCGTGCGTAGTTTCTCAACCAAATTCGAGTTCTCAGGAGGAGCTTATTCTCTTCTTCTAAGAGAATATCAGTCAAATTATTTAAAGTCATCCGCTACGATTGTGTTTTATGTAAGAAACAATTCGTGGTTGTTGAACGAAAAGTTCAGGTGCGCCTTGGATTACTCCACATTCACATACACCGACATATCATGCGAGATTAATGCGGTTGACAATAGCCTTGCAAGTCTCATCAAGGCGAAAAAAGGCACACAATATGAATACTTGGTTAGCGAATTGAAGGAGGCGGAACCTCTGTATTATGATAGGCTGGAGATGTCGAGTAATATAGAATGGGTTATAGGAGGAGAAGTTAGCGATGATGCAGACTGGGTATATAATACTTATGATAATGTTGGTAATTCAATTGTACCGTTATACATAAAAGGCACTCCGGAAATAGCAGTTAAAAACAAAGTAGAAGTTACCGATGTAAGCATTCCTCCAAGCGGAGAACCTGTACCTATACCGAGTTTGTGGTTTTTTCATAACATAAGTTCTTTACCTCTCCATATTAGTGTAGACTTTTCCACAGGGGTTACAGTTGAAAAGTTAACCGACGATGCATCTGCAACATTAATTGTAGAGCAAAGATACGGTAGTGGGGGTGATAGAACTTTGCTTGAGCAACAGTTATCCGGTATTAGTGGAGCAATACAGCCCGTATCGATACATAGAGATGATTATACAATGTTTATTGACGGCTATCTTATATTTAGAATAAGCATTAAAGGAAAGATTAAAATCGGCATGCGTAATAACCCTTTCAAGATAACATTTAAAGCAATAGATACACCCGTTGACATTAATGTAATTAAACCCACAGTCTTATTAAACAGGCTTCTTAAGTCAATAAATGGAGGTAATGAGGGTGTAACTGGAGAAATATCCATTCCGGCCGGGGATGCTTATAAAGGGGTTAAAAATGCCATGATTGCGCCCGCCGAAAGTATCAGAGGAATACCAAATGCCAAAATCTATACATCCTATACCAAATTCGCAAATTGGATGAGTTCTGTTTTCGGGTTTGTTCCCGTTATAGGTGATAATAAGGTAACATTTGTGCACAGGGATGCTTTGTTTCAGGATAAACAAGTGAAAGACCTGAAAGACGATACGGTAGACCTGAATTATAATGTAAGCTCCTCTATGATATATTCCCGGCTAAAAGTAGGATATGACAAACAGGACTACGATAGCGTAAACGGACGTGATGAATTTCATTTCACAAACGAATACACCACTGGAATTACCCTTACAGAGAATGCGAAAGAATTGATAAGCCCATATCGCGCGGATGCATACGGCATAGAATTTCTTGCCGCAAAAAGAGGCGAAGATACAACGGACAATGACAGTGATAGTGATATATTCTTTGTTGGTGCCGCACTTGAGGGAGGAAAGTATAAACTTGTACGAAGCGGATACACCATATCCGGCGTTATATCTCCGTCTACCATGTTTAATGCCATGTATTCGCAGCGCTACATGATTGAAGCGAACGCACGCTACCTTGCAGCCTTTGCAGAGCAGCTGTCTTTTACGTCCTCTGACGGCAATAGTGATGTTGAGATTAACGGAGTAAGAGAAACCAACGACATAGCATTAGGAAACAGACTGTTTACGGTTGGGGAATTATCGGTAGAAACAGGCGATCAGGGAACACCCTCTGATTTATCAGGCTATATACGGATAGAGAAGAACGGGAACATATATAAAGGATACGTAAAGAGTGTAAGTTACAATCATGGAAAGGCAAAACCTGTAAAGTATTCACTGATAGTTAAGAGCGTAGAATGAATATATAGAAAAAGCCAGATGTAGTGTCTGGCTTTATTGCAATCAAATGTCATCCTTAAATATCTGTAATGGCTTATACATTCTTCTCGTTGGAGATGATAAATATAGAAATATCAATATCCGAGGAGTGGGTTTTTTTCGCCATTGTTAGATATAATCCTTCTTGCAACATTAGCTATCCTTTCTTTTTGCTCTTTAAACAAAGCAAATTCTTTAGAGGAAAAATCCTTAGTTGCATATCTACGAACAAGGGAACGAAATTCTTTAATCTCGTTCTTTGTCATTTTAGGATTTGAATTTGTTTGTATCATAATAATATCTACTTGGTTACGTTTCCCAAAAAACAAAAGCATTTATTGTATAATCATTTTTATAGTATCTAAAATAAGGCAACATGAATCACTTATAATACTTTCCTATTAATTTTTATTCAAAGTATTCGTATTGCTCAATAAAAAAGGTTTCTATCCTACTCACTAAATCAGGGGTTTTCTTCAAAGCAGAATTATTTATGAGCATATATGCACTTTTCTCTATATTTTCCTTATGATAAAAATGCTTATCGCTAAAATAGGTTGCTACTATTTTAGAATAAACTCTATATCTTTTTGTACAATATACATCTTCGTCAAATCCATTTGAACCAATAAACCCAAAAGATGCTTTAGGATTTGTCTGATAAATAGACAACATTATATTTATACAAGTATTTATTATCCTTCTTGGCTCATTGGTATTAGTCATTATTCTGTATTTGTTCTTTGATAAAGAGTGGCTCTTTTGATAAAACTTCACCGCATAGATATTGTATTCATATTCTTCCACTCGAACAATATATACCAACTTTGACTTCGTGGATTTGAACCTATATAATAAAACATGAAGGAGACCATGCAAGTCTCCTTTTTCTTTTTGGATAAAATAAAACGGATATGCGCTTTCAAGCATTATAACAAATATGAATATACGGGTATTCTTCTTTTATTAAGTTCCTCTTTGGAAATATCAGACAATACAAACTTCTTCCCTGAATTGGATTTACTCAAATCAGAGATGTTCTTCTTAGACGAACGAGGATTTTGTTTTAATCTTATATTACCCATACCACCTTTATTCTATAATATTGTAGAACGACAGAACGAACGACGCAATTTAAACATAACACTACCTAACAATGTTTACTACATTGTTAATAATATTATTTCCGATACAAATTAAAGCAGAAATAGGGATGTAACCAAAACATGAGACGGATTTCTTTGTAATTTAGAAACGGTCTAAATAAGCATTAGTATATTACTGCGTTGCCACTAACGATGTATACAGGCAGCTTTGACTTATTACATACAATTCCTTACTTTTTATCTATATATTCTCTTGCTATATTTAACAAATAAGATTTTTCTATTTTATCAAGTAGCTTTTTATCATCATCTATTAAAGTGTTTTTAATAGAATCCATGTTTAAAGAAGAGGTTTCTTTTTTTATCTGTTTTTCTGTTTTTTTATTTAACATCCCCAACCCTATAATTTTCAATTCTTTAAATTTTTCTCCAATAGCACTCCTTGTATTATCAGATATATTATTTGTAATCGGGGAAGTAGATATATTTAATATTGTAAAATTAAATTCATTAAATTTTTCTCCAACTGAAATATGCCCATTCATACTCCTATTGAAATACCCCATTAAATACACATTTGAATTTTCGTTAATATTGGACATATTATTAAACGCTACATCGTTTTCTTTTGAGTTGTTATCTATGGTATATACACTCTTTAATATAATTCTATCATAAGGGTATCCTACTTTATAATTATCCCCATTATATTCTATTTCTATATTTAAAAATATAAAACTTGATTCTTCTCCTTTTTTATATTCAAAATCCTTAACTTTTCCTGTCCAGTTATTTATAATCTGAACCGAATCTGCATACTGAGATAATATATTATAATACTGTCTTGTATAATATCTCTTTTTATTTTTATTTTTTTCAATCTGTATAGGATTGGTGCTAATACAAGAATTAATGCTATCCATTCTTTGAGAAACCAATTCAATGAAAATATCTTGGTCTTTGATCTCCTTTTTTACATTTACATTAGAGTTATTACATGATGATATTAATATTGTCAAGAATAGAATACATACGGATGCTTTCATAATATTATATTTTTAAGAATACAGTCAATTACAATGATTCAAACACTGATTTATTAAGATTATCAGCACAATCGCTATTCTGTTATTTTTCTTATCTTATTAATTTCATCATACTTAGCAAAATCAATACTATATTCATCTCCCAACTTAGATAACTCGTATTCGTATTTTTTAACCAATCCGGGATAATTATATTTAAAGTCCCCTGGAAGTTCGGATATTTTAATCAAATCCTCAACATATAAACGTTTATATATCTCAAAAGCCTTATCCTTATTGCCAAGTATAATTTGTTTATGAGCTTCATCTAAGCTATTTCCAATAATATTTTTTCCAAGTTTTCTTACATTATTAGTCATTCCCCATACCTTGAAGAATAGAATAATCTGTAATACGCCAAATACAATAATAATGATCGAGGTAATGATTAGAATGCTTTCCATAATAAACACGTTTTAAGTTTTGTTTGCAAAGTAACTTTAAAACTGACAAATAATCAATATATTTAATAGAAACCTTTGTAATTTATACGCCGTCTAAATAACGAAATCCCTTTGCAAATTGACAAAATGTTGTTATATTTGCGGTGTCAACAAGTTCATAAGAGAGGTAAACTCTTATGGCTCTATCCATATAGAGTTATTTTTTTGCCAATACATATTAATAAGTAGTATCGTATAAAATTAAGATATTGCGCCTACCGAGTGGAGATACGGAAACGCCTCCGACATTAATCTTATGGATTTGTTGACAGCTCGTAGTAGGTGCATTTTTTTTGTTATGTCAACAAATCCTATTCAAGTCCTAAAACAAACAGAATTGCTTGGACATCAATTCACAGTTTACGGAACCGCTGAAAACCCATTATTCTTAACAAAGGAAGTTGCAGATATAATAGAATATTCTGCAAGCAATTCAAGTAAACTAACCAATCTTGTAGATAGAGACGAAAAGGTTCGTAACATTATTACGACCCCCGGTGGAAATCAAGAAGTTTGGCTGCTAACAGAGGACGGTTTGTATGAGGTCTTATTTCAATCCCGAAAGCCAATCGCCAAAGAATTTAAGAAAGGTGTTAAGGAAATTCTAAAGACCATCCGCAAAACCGGCGGATACATCGCAACCAAACAGGATGACACTCCCGAAGAAATCATGGCACGTGCACTCATAGTGGCACAGGAAACAATCAAAAGAAAAGAAGAAAGGCTAAAGCAGCTTGAAGAAAAGAACGCCAAGCTAAAGCCCAAAGCCGACTTTGCCGAAGCCGCTTTCAAAAAAAATATTATTTTCGTTTGGTAATTTACTGAATTGTTGTACATTTGCAGTGCGACAGTTTTATATACATATTTGGATTGGGGATTTTTTATGCCCTATATTGAACTACTGCCCAAAATATAAGCAGAGGTTTCTCCGTACATATTCGCCCCAAGCCGATATGGAACTGTCGCAAGTTGGAGAAATTCTCTGCTTTCTTTATTTATTAACTTTTAATTTTCATTGTTTATGCGACAGTTGAATGAAAATTACTCAAACAGCAATAACATTGCTGTATTAAGTACGTCCACTCACGAAACGAGTAAAACTTTCTCCTACAATGGCAACGAGGTACTTTTTGACATCAAAGACGATGTTATGGTTAACGCCACACAGCTTGCTAAAATCTACGGGAAGCGTCCCAATGATTATTTGTCCTTACCTGCTACAAATCAATTAATTAACGCCATTACAAGAAAATATGGTATTGCTGAAAATCAATTAGTTAGAACAGAAAGAGGTGGAATAGCTCCCGGTACTTGGATGCACAGATTAATAGTAGTTGATTTCTGCCAATGGTTAGACATTGATTTGAAACTGTGGTGTACTGAAAAACTCGATGAATTGATGCGATACGGCATGACCGCCACTCAGCCGACTTTGGAACAGATGATAAACAACCCCGACCTTGTTATCAGCCTTGCCACACAATTAAAGAACGAACGTGAGGAAAAGGCAAGATTAGAACAAGAGAAGAAGCGTCTTGAAGATAAAACTGCCAGACAGGAACCTTTGGTGTCATTCGCCGAATCCGCTTTCAAAGCAGAGGGCAAAGTAGACATAGGCCAAGCCGCAAAGATTCTCAACCTCGGTTTCGGGAGAAACACCCTTTTCAAGAAGCTAAAGGAAGTGGGCGTATTTTTTAAAGACAGGAACGAACCGAAACAAAAGTACATTGACGCCGGGTATTTTGAAATGACGCTGTTACCGCCTATACACAGAGACAGTCACCCCGACATATTATATCAAAAGGTACTTTGTAAGCCCAAAGGACTTGCTTACATTAATTATTTATTCGGTGGAAAGCCTTCTGACGGGAAAACGGCAAAAATAAAATAACCCAAACAACCCAGTGGGTTAAATTCAACCCAAACAACATTACAATCACAGCCGATGTGCTGATTTTAAACCTAAAACAAATATTTTATCTATATGAGAACAAATACATCCGATTTGGTGAGACAAATGAGTATAGTATCAGAAGAACATGAACAGGTTCTTAGAGAGTTGAAAAACATGCAATCTGTTGTAAAGTACATAAGTCATTTGCTGGACGCTTACAACATCGTATCAGGACGCGTAGACGAATTGCAGGAAGAGATAAAGGAGCTAAAGCGTGGAAAAAACAACAAGACGGATACCCCAACAGATGGCACAAAGACACACAGAGTTGAGAAAACAGTAATGCCTAATATGCGGATAATAATGGGGCTTAAAAAGTAAACTTAAGAGGCGGGGTAACTCCCGCCTTTGTTCTATTTTTAATATTTTTCAATTTGAAGGCAGAAAAATTACGGGGGTTATACAAAAAACAGTGTTCTATTTTTAATATCAGAACCAAACATACTCTATAAATACACCTTTAAACATCTCTCCCCGCGGGCAGAAATTGAATATTCCGCCGTTCTCATACAAGACATACACCTTACCCTCCATTTGGGCCACTTTCCTTGCAAGCATCCTCATATTGGCTATGTCTGCCATTCTCTTTTTGTTTTCGCACGCACACCCCATTACAAGCCGAATTTTCTGAAATAATCTTCAATACCTTGTTTTAGGCATCTTCTAAAAAATGTTTTCCGGGCATAGGAACCGACACGATAAATTGCCTGACCGTATTTCTTTTCTATATCGCTGCTGAAACTGACACCCTCACTTCCTATTTTTAACCCCTTGTCTGTCGGAGTAGCCGTAATTGAATCGTGAAACTCACCTGTAATTATAAGGTTAGGTGTTCCCTTTGAACTAACAGGAGCGTTTATCAAAGAAGAATACAATAGAGGAGCAATCCTATTTTTAAACGCGGCGTATCCCTTAGCGTTTTTATACCAATATCCGGCCTCTTTAGTATTAAAATATGGATCATTGAAGTAGGTAGGACGTAATGGTTTGTCGTTTCCGTTAATACCTGACCATAACTGCTCTACGATATATTGTGAAACCTCCTCCCTATTTTCTACCATTACACCCCGTATCATAGGTTCGAACCCCTCAACGAACTGTTTTACGGCTTTTTCCGCATCAATTATATTAGCCATAACAAATACAATTAAGGGGTGAACAAAATGAACACCCCTAATTAATATACACAACACAGTTACATATCACCGTCTTTCTTCTGCCTTTGAGCACCGGAAGAGGCTATATCCTCGTAAATGGAAGAAAGCACCTTTTCGCGCTCCTCTATCGGACGGTCAAGAAAAAACACATCCTTATGAGAGTTTATGAAGTCCCTCTTCTTCATGTTTCTTACTCTCTCATCGTTGAATGTAATTCCTTCTACTTTCATCCCCAAGCCTCTATGCCTGTGATTCCGGCTCCTTGCAACACAGAGGGGGAAGCAAGTGTCGGTTCTTCCTCGCCTACGGTAATAACACCGTTTGCGTAGGATACACTTGTTGCACCGGGTAATGCAGTAGTCGCATTTTCTTGAAGCAACGCTCCGTAGTATGGGGTTATATCAAGTCTTCCGAAGTGCTCAACAAGCTTGTATTTCTTTGATTCTGTTGAAACCAGCTCAACATAAACAAGCCCTTTCAGCGCTCCGACAACGTCAAAGTCACACGCCTTTACGCCAGCGTTCTTGATATACTTCTCGTAATCCTTGAACATCGTTGCAATAGTGAGGTTGGCTTCTGTGCCGGAAGAATCCCAGTCCTGACCGCCCGGATATACGCCGGACAGTTCGATTCCGGCCAGTTCTTCCGTACCGTCGTTCATGCCGTATATCACGTTGTTCTCGTCCACAAAATATGCATCAAACGCTGTATTCTTTGCAGCCATAAGATTAGCCTTGAGGCTTGCATCGTAATTTTCAAGCGTCCATACATCGTTTTTGGGCGAGTATCCTGTGATTTTTGTAGGTCCATAACCTGTCGCTGAGGTTTGCGCTTCCCCGCCTGATGGAGCGTATTCCACAATCGTTTTAATCGGAAATATTCTTCCCGGTCTGTCTGCATGACAGGCCGCTTCCAAAGCGTCCGCTGTCAGAGTTTTGGGCAACTTATACCCATGCATTACCAATATGATAGCTTTTACCTTGCCGGGGTCTAACACGCATACGGAATTTCCCGTATTAAAGGTTGCAACCCCCGGACATTGTCTATAATCTGTTGCCATAGCATTTTATTTTTTTTACCGTTAAACTTAAATTAGTTATTTCAATAGCATCAATCTTTTCTTCAATCTCCTTTCCGTCAGCGTCAAAAGCACCTCTTCGACCGAATACAAGATTTTCCGAATAAGAATGAGCCACATGCCCCGAATATCCAAAATCAAACCTTTTTTCAGCACCCACTTCCTTGATTAGAGCATCATACAACGGTCTTAACAAACCTTTGAAAGATACTTCTATACGCTGCTCATTGGTGTAATCCTTGAGCGTGTTTACTGCTATGATTATATTGACATCAGCCTTGCAATACACCTTGCTATCTGTCTTATCCTCTACGAACGGAGTATAAAGCCCGATTAAAGGAAAGCGTTTTGTAGCGGTCTGTGGTATCTTCTTTTGCGTCAAGATGGCCTCCCTTATATATGTACTGTCGCCGAATATATAATTCACGTCATACCCAACTTCGGAAGACACTCTTTTGCATATATCGCTGAAAATCTCTACTATCATAGATTGAATGTGTTTACATGTCTCAATAATGATTTATCGAACGTCCATCCCTCTATATGTTGCGTATCAAGCCATTTATAAAGGTCTGCGTTCATTCTAACCATGCTATTCCATGCAGAAACCATTTTCCCCATAGGAGATACAAGATCACCGACATCGCTGTCTTTCTTTACACCGTTGACGGTTACATCGCATTGATGGTTTCTTGCGTAGAAAAAGTATATGTAATTGGCAATAGGAGAGATTTTCATCCCTCCCATAGTGCCAACCAGCATGCTCTTTAAATCATCCCACAGTTTTACAGGTTCTTTCTCTTCTGACTGGAGATATTCGGAAAATTGTTCATATACTTCTTTACCAAGAACCTTTATCAGGTATTCCGTCTCATAATAGGATATATAGTTGTTCACATCTCCTGTTATAGCAGATGTTGTCAATGACGGAGCAACATCCGGAGAAATTATTCCGCTAATAAATAGCGGCCCTTGAAAAAAAGC